GACTCATGTGCTGTTTGCGCTATGAAAGCTGCTGCACGATGCATATTATCGTACATGTCATAATACTCAGCTACCTCATGTAATGGAACTGCGTATAGTTCTAAGACACTACGTTTTGTCTTAGGGCATAGTTGTTGTAAAATATCTACTGTTATCATTTAATTTCCTTTATCCATAAACTCCGACCATTGTGTACCACTGAGTTACAGTAGCAGCAACAATCATCAATCTTGCGCCTGCACCCAATGAGAATGATCCATTAGTAGCCAAGCTATCAATATTTCCACCAGTTGAAGGGTAAATCTTCACTGGGAATGCAGTTGTGTTAACAATGATAAGTTGCATACCAATTGTTGGGGCCGGTAACTTAATACCATCATTGATACCTGTTGCAACAGTTGAAATCACGTTTACCTGCTTAGTCAATAGTGTCGCTCCGGCTTGATTAGTACCCGCTGCCGAGACACCAGTACCTACACTTGCTAAGAAGAAGCCAGTTGAAGTAACATCAGTACCAGTGAATCCACCTGACAATGTTAGTCCAGTTAACGTACCAACACTCGTGATATTCGGTTGACTACTTGATATTACAGTATCACTTTGCAATGCCGCTGATGCCTTTGCTCCACCAGTAATAGTACCTACACCTGAAACGAATCCAGTAGACCCAGTTGCAGTACATGAGAATGTCACAGTTGATGCAGAACATGTTATTACAGTTGCAGTTACGTTATAACCAGTAGGTGTGACACCTGCTATCGTGATAGATTGTCCAATTGAGTATGGTGCAAAAGTGCGTGTACTAAATCCTAATGTTGCTACAGAACCAGTACCTGCTACACTTGTAACTGCCACGACTGTACTAGCATTTAAGATATTCAATCCAGTGATGCTAGAACCATTACCACTAAACAATGTAGCAGTGAATGTTCCGCCTGATACGTTACCAAATGTACCATTACCAGTTACATTTAACACGCCGCCAGTTGTAATGTTACCACCTGTAATGTTTCCAGTAGCTGTCAATACACCGCTGGTTACTAAATTGCCACCAGTTACAGTACCTGTAGCTGAGATCAATCCACCAGTAGTTAAATTACCACCCGATACGTTTCCGCTTGATGTTACACTTACAGAGATTACTTCGTTCGTTGTCAAATTGCCAACGTTAGCATTACCATCTACTTTTAGTATTCCACTTGCTACTAGGTTTGCACCGCTAATATTGCCTGCGATAGAAACAACGTTACCGGTAATAGAATTAACAGCAGTAATGTTGCCCATACTTGCATTACCGGTTACTTGCAAGAATCCACTAGTAGATAAGTTGCCACCTGATACGTTACCTGATGCAGATAAGATACCAGCAGTAATCAAGTTAGCACCAGTTACATTACCTGATGCAGTGATAGTTGTAGAGTTTAATGTAGTGATATCACCTGTACCAGCCGCTACTGCGCCTGATGTTACGATATTACCACCTGATACGTTACCTGTAATAGTTAATAGATTAGAAACTTTATCAAATGTCATGCCGGCAACCGCAGCAGTGTTACCGTCATCATTGAATAATAGTTGGGTTGTGTTTCCTGGAGCAGCTACTACACCACCCGGGGGAACTACAACGTTACCAGTAATAGTTGTTGCACTGAATGAGCCAGTGACATTCATAGTTGCAGCAGTTAAATCACCTACAACCGAGATGTTACCTGTACTTAGATCCCCTGAAACTGAAAGATTACTTAAAATACCCACTGAAGTGATATTTGGCTGTGAAGAAGAAGTCAATGTTCCTTGAACATACGTAGCAGTGACATTCCCTACGTCTAAGTTACCGGTGATTGTTGCGCTGTCAATTGCGATACCACCATCACCAGTAGATGTGATAGTAGAGGTTCCCAATTTCAACGAATTGCCACTTAGGAACAAATCTCGCCATCTATGTGTTGGGGATCCTAAATCTTGGGTCTCGTTACCATACGGTAACAAGTCAGTGTTTACATACGATGTGACACTCAATCCACCGACTGTAGCATTTGCTACAACAGTCAAATGAGCTCCTACATTTGCGTTACCTGTAATATTTGCTGCGCCTACTGCACGTAAGTTTGCACCACTAATATTTCCTGTGATGGTAGCAGTTCCGCCAATAGTAATGTTACCTGTACCAGTTATATCACCTGATGCTGCGATATTACCAGCAGATATTTCACCATATATAGTAGCAGAAGAACGAATGTTACCAGTGACGTTTACGTTACCTGTTACGTTAGCATTGGCAGTAACTGTTAGTTTACCGCCAACAGATGCATTACTACCCACACTCAACAAACCAGTAGCATCAATGTTTCCACCTGTAGTTAAATTACCTACTGTTGCAGTACCAGTGACAGCAGCAACACCGGATGCAGAAATATTAGCAGTCGTCAATGTACCTGTTAAAGTAACATTACCCACTGAAATGTTTGTAGATACAATTAAGTTAGAAATAATAACACCAGCACTGTTTGCGCTGATTGTTTGAGGACCTAACGCTAACGTACTTCCGCTTAAGTATAAATCTCTCCAACGACTAGATGGGGTGCCCAGATCGTATGATACGTTAGCGTTGGGTGTTAGTCCAGAGCCTACGTTAGTTGCAATCAAGCTACCAATTCTTACGTTTCCGGAAAAGTTAGCGTTATTAGCCGAAATTGCATTAGACAAACCGACAACAAAAGGTGTTGCGGCTGCGCTAACGTTTGCAGTGTTGCTAGTTGGACTATATGACCCTTGATCCACTGTCAAACCATTAGCGGTTTGCATTTTGATATATGGGATGTTCGCAGTAATAAAGATGTTACCGCTGTTATCATTCTGTGCTAGACCGGGACCTACGTAAACGTTACTTACACCGGATACTAGCGTAGTGCTATACAACTCGTTAAAGTTATCTTGAATTTTCTGGAACGCTGCTCTAATAGGATCCGCTGATGGATCATTAGGGAAAGTACCAAAATCAATAAATTGCTGGGACATGTTTCTATCTACCTTATAGAGTATTTATCAAAGCGAGTAGCCAAAAAAATAGCCCACCGAAGTGAGCTATTTAAAATACGGTTTTATTATTTTTTAATACCGCTTAACTTTTTCCATTGTGCCAATGACTCAGCCATTGATACTTGAGTCGGATTGCCGACTGTCTGGTCACGCTTTAACTTGTGCATATCGCCGCCCATTGACAATAAAGCCTTTAGCTTCATTAATTCAGTGTCGCCCATAGCGTTTCCACCTGCGTCATTTGCGAACTCATTCACTTGCTCTGAATCGCATTCACATGATGATTCCATCATACCGCACTCATTACACTCATGCTCACCTTCTTTAACTGGTAGATTTTGACCACCTGTTTTGATTTTTTGTTGACTATCAGGGATATTATCAGATTTCTTTTGACGAACTTCTTGGCCAAAAGCATTACCTTCGTCAGTTGTTTCTGTTTCGTCATCTTCTGATTCTTCATCATCAGATTCTTCATCCGAACCTTCTTCATCACTGTCTGCTGGCTCTAGAGTTTGAGATTGTTCTTCACCACCTTGGTCATCAGAACCTTCTTCATCTTCATAGTCTTGACCACCTTCTTCGCCGCCAATAGCAACTACTTCGGCATCGCCACCACCCAAACCAGCCATTTTCTTAATCATGTCTAACATATCACCGTCATCACCAACTACGTCTGGACTCGGTTGAGGTTCTGTACCTGTACCTGTTGGTTCATCTTCACCGCCTTGAGCTACACCGTAGCCGATTTCAGGAGATGCTGGTTCTGCACCAAATCCACCAATACCTGCATTACGTAATACTGACATCAATGATTGTGCATCATTTTCAGTAGCGGTAACGCTTACTGAATCAGGTGCACCCTGTTGACCTTGACTTGAAGATACGGTGATACCTTCTGTCAATAAACCGTTTAATTGCTTTTCCCAGCTTTCTACTTGGATATCTTTCATATTTTTACCTTCAAATGTTGATTCTTTTGTGCCTCTGATAAAATCAAATGCTCTACGTGCGCCTGCACCAATTTCTTGCGTAGTGCGCTCAATTGGATCTACTTTCCACGGAGTCTTCGGTGGATTAGGATCTACTGCTACAAATCTACTTGGCTTAGCATCTAAACCATGTTGAGTATGCTGTCTAATGCTATCAACTGGACCTGGCGCATCATTGGCTTCTTCTAAGCTAGAATCGAAATCAGTAAAACCGAATTCTTCTAATGCTGCATCTCGTAATTGACTCTTTAGAGTGTGTGATAAACGTCTATATCTATCATCATGTGCTAATGTCTTATCGATAACACGAGTAGCTAGTGCTCTGTCTTGTAATTCTACTGCTGGTTTGATATTGTAACCTTGAGCTCCTACATTCAAATCATCAAATAGACGTAACATTAATTCTTTCATTGAACCTTCATTTAACTGAATGCTCTCTGCTACTTTCTTCTTGTCTTTAACGGCTTTCTTAAAAGTTTCTTTCTTGTTACCGTCTTTGTCAACGTCTAAGAAATCTGGTTTAGCTTCTTCAAGTTTACCTTGTGCTTTTAATTTGTTACGTACAGCACCTGCTACACGTTCGCCGGCAGCTTTTGAACCATACTTTTGACCCGCTGACTTAGCAATCTTAGCAAAGTTCTTACCTGGTTTACCTTCGTCTTTACCTTCAGACATACCTTGTTCGTCAGATGCAAATGACATTTCACCCTTACCAATGGATTGTTTAATCTGTTGTGCAAGTTGTGGATTGTCAACTGTGCCTAATGTCTTGTTACCTTGTTGAATAACTTGAGTTTGTGTCTGTGAAGCTGGTTTGATTTCGATTTGATCTCCACCTGTTTCTTCTAGTGATTGATAATCAATACCTAACTCAGCAGCCTTACGCTTCAAGTCGTCTTGGATTGCTCTCGAAACAGCGATGTTAGCTCTCAAGCCTGAACCAAAGCCTGAATTGTCATGTTGATGCTTCATAATAGTACCACTCATTCTTTGAGCATACTTTTGAGCAACTTTGAACTGTTCTGGAGTTTGTACCGACTTAATAACTTTTGCTAATTTACCTAAGTTAGCTGCAACGTTTGTGTGGTCAACGCCACCGAACATGCCTTCCATTACGGCTTCAGCATTCTTAGTATCTTCGACAGATTCCATGTACTCTTTTAATGAGTGCTTCTTAGATACTTTACCTACTTCTTTCTTAGGCTTCTTGCCACCGAATACAGAATTTAACGCTGAACTATCAAACTTTTTAGTATCATCGTTTTCTTCTTTCTTAGGGCGACCGCGACCTTTTTTCTCAGCCTTTGGCTTTTCTTTTTTCTTTTCGTTACCTTCTTTGTCAGTGTCATATTCAGTACCGTAAGTACCTTTATGAACACGACCTTTGCCGGTTTCTTTTGTTTCACCTTCACTTAGAGAAGTGAGTGAATGTAATAGGCTTCTAAAATCCATTATCGTGATCCTCTTTTATCTAATTTATCTTCGATTCGACCTAGTTGTTTTGACAACTCAGCTAGTTTATCGTTCATTGCTTCTTGTCTTACACTGTTGATAGTTAGCTTGTTATCAACTTCTTTAATCTTACTGTCCATTGTAAGGTAGCCACCACCACCAATTCCACATGCACTGATAACAATCCAGCTTAATTGTTTGGCTGTAAAATCAATCATTTGCTAAATCCTTTGCCACCTGTAGCTGGTAAATCAGGGCGTGTCATTTTAGTCATAGGACTCTTAGTTTGAATACCTTCTTTACTCTTGTTAGGAGCAGTTGGAGTTTGTTTGCTTGCGTAAGGAATATCAATACTAGGTTTCTTAGGAAGAACTTTATCTAAGTATTGATTTGCGTATTCTTTAGCTGCTTTGCCACCGTCATCTGATAACTCATTATTAAGTAAGATTGGTGAATGTTCTGCTTCGTTTGCATACTTGTCATTCTCTGCGTTGATTGTATCATTGTAATCAGAAGTAACGACACGTACATTGTTGATGTTCTTGCCCAATAATTGAACAATTTGTTGAATCATTGGCTCTGTTGCTGGATATTTGAATTCAGCATTGATAATTGTAATCGACTCATTCTCTAAGTCAGGGAAACCATATGGGTTCTTTTGAATTGGAGTAGTCTTTGGTTCTTCAATCTTTACTGGATCGAATTTAGAAAGGTTGTGTTTAAACATATCTAAAAAGTTCTTATCAACATCGCCTGCGATTTTGATAGTGTAACGATATGTTCTAACTGATTCTGTTAGGTAGTGACGAAGGCTTTTCATTATGTTATTCCTATTATATTATTTATGCTTTTTACTCTTTTTTACTTCCAAGAATCTGTTTCAGAAGTTCGTTTCTATCTACTAAACTTCCTTCACCTAATGGCGTATTTTCGATTTCTTCTGGTCCTTTGCTAGTAGCAATCTTATGATCCATTGCAGCTTTCTTCAATTGTAAGTCTAGCATTTTTAATTTTTTGTTGATTTTTGCAGTCTTTGATGTGATAGCATGACCTAGGAATGAACTAGCACTATTGAAAATTTCGCTTGCAAAACGACTATCTACTTGCATTCCCAAATCCATCAAGTCTTTGTAGCTCTCAGTAGCTAGATTTGCTAACTCGTCCATTTCATTGTCGCTGGCTTCAAGTCCGCGCACTTGTGGTAATGCGTTCTCAATTTTATCTAGAGTTTCAAACGCTTCCTGCGTAACTTCTTGTGCTTCCTCTAATGAAACATTATCACTACCAATATCTTCATCTTCAGGTAGTTCAAACAATTCGTTGAGTTTCTTTGTCATACTATTATCCTATAATAGTAGTATTTATTACTTGCGACTTGCCTTGTAGAAAAGGTCATCTTCTGTGATAACTCTAAACGTAAATCCATTAGCTTGACAATATGCTTTTGCACTAGCCCACTTTGCGTGGTTGACTGCCACTACTATTCTATCCCTGGCACTAGCAGTGCGACTTTCGATTAGACTTTGTTTTTTGGGTTTAATTTCTACGATTTCAGCTAGTTGCTTGCCGTGTTTGTTTTGATACACTACAAAGAAGTCTGGGATATAATTGTGAATCTTGCCGTCTAATGGGCTTCTGTAGGGGATTACAATAGATTCACTAGCCCATTTCAATACGTTCTTGTTAGTGTCGCAGAATTGCATGAACGTTAGTTCCCAACCACTGCGATACTTGGGCTTGTGATTACCTATATATTTCTCAGAATTTTTAGGTGTGAATATCCCCTGAGCCCAATTAGCCATTAGATTACCACGTTTCGTTGTATGCTTTGATTAGGCGATGGGATAACGCCTATGCCGAACAATGTACTCTTACTTCTGATACTATTCAAATAGTATGTAAGAATCGCATTGGTTTCAAACTTTGTTGTTCCTTTTACGTCTTCCATGACACGCATTGCACTTTCACCGGTGATGTTGGCGATTCTGAAAATAATTGTTGTAAAGTTTCTAGCAATAACTTTACTCTTTGACATGTCATAAAAATAAGAATATACAATCTCATATTGATTTGCGTCTACAACTAAGTCAAAGTCATAGAATCTATCAAATACTCTTACTGTACTATCTAAATTGGATCTTGGTTGGTCTAGTGATTGTGCCATAAGCTACCTCTTTGAAGTATTTATGTTTGGTTATCCGACCTTCTTAGGACCAGACACGACACCCTTAAATGCGCCGTTGATTGAATCCGAAGTGTTCTTAATCACAGTTGCCGCATTTACTGGAAAGCCGAACATTGTGTTTCTGTTTGGGGTGCCGGCTAATGCGTTGGTTGCAGCACCAAGTGCTTCACCTTTAGCAATTTGCAAAATGTTCTGTGGGTTTTTGAATGTGTTCTTAGCTGCGCCAGCTTTTTGAATCGCACCCAAGATATTACCTGATTCTAAATCGCTGAAGATACCACCGGCTGCATCAACAAGACCACCTTGACCAAGAATTGATGCGTTTGAGCCCGGGCGAGCTATAGGACTTAGAGTTCTATCATAATGGTCTTCTGTACCAAACATCTTAACTAAGTCGTCTGGCTTCTTACCATTCAATGCACCTTCATAGTACTTTACTGTTTCATACTGAAGTGTCATTTGATTTTCCATCACGCCGTTACCCTGAGCATAGTCATATGTATCGTGTGAGAAACTTTCAATCATGGGATTTATCAATCTATACAATGCAAAATTGTGTTGATTGAAACCATAAATGTTGATCGCTTTAAAGAATGGAGCTTTAGAAACGCCCAATGATGCCGCTGTATTAGTTGCAGGGGATTTACCTGTTTCACCGATATAACCCCAATCATCGCTACCGTTGATACTAGCATCATATATGTTTCTATGATTCAAGTTATAACGATTACCGTAACCACCGTCACCAAACGTATCTGCTGGTAATCCTGAGTTACTGTCTTGTTGAGTTGCATCTTTGTAATAGTAGGTATAATATGTATACCACATTTTACGAATCAAATTACTATTATCATCATGGAATGCAATGTTAATAGGATCGTATTTTAATTTTGTTTGAACTACACGCTTACGATTGTATTGATTCAATGTATGCACATCAAATGAATATTTGGGTAGTTGAATGTTCTTTACAGCCAGACCGAAGTTTTGGTCAGTTGGCCAATTTTTTGTAGCACCGATTAAGTCCTTATTAATGTCAAAATAGACATGAAATAAGAACTTATATTTGGGAGCGTAACTATACGCATTAGTAACAAAGGTTTTACTTGCGTGAGTGTAATCACGCAAGTATTCATTGCCGAAAAATGCTTTTCCAGCGTCTGATAAAAGATTCTGGAAGAATCCTGACATTAGCCGCCGATGCCAGTTACTGCCGCGCCGCCGAATGCACGACCGACGTTAGTACCGATACCAGAAGTCAATGGGGACTGAACTGCGTTATCAAAGCGAACTTGCAACTGGATAGTTGCTGGATCACTTGTCTTATAGTCCATGTTATTATAGTTAACTGTCTTAATGAAGCAACCATAAAGTTCCCATGTTTCTAATACAGTAGGAGTCAATACACCATTGCCACCATCAAGTACTTCGTAATTGATTTGGAATTTGTAATCTTGTCCTGTAGCTGCTGATGCTTGTTCAACGAAGTCCATTTGTTTCTGAATTTGTTGACCAACCAACTTAGTAACATTACCTTGTGCATCGTCACGTAGGTTGATAGTTGTTTCAGACCATGAGTGCTTACCTGCTAGATACACACGTGAGTTATAAACGTCTAATGTAACTTCATCGAATGAAACTTGAGGACGTGTGATGTCCATAACTTGTTTTGTAAGTTCTTGTGTAGAACCACCTACACCAAAGTTCAAGAACAAAGCTCTGAAACGATATTGTAGTTTAGGCATTAATAGACCTTGTGCATTGGTACCATTGTCCGCTGCTACGGTCATATTAAACAGTGATTGTGAGGCTGTTGCCATATTTTATTCTCCTATATATTATTTATCTTAAATAATCCCCCGTTGCCGGGGGAGTTATTTTTACTTCGTTGCTGCCAACTCGCCTGTGTTCATAACACGAACCGGGATGTAGATGAATTCAGCTGCCTTGACTGGTTCAATAGCAACGTCAATCCATAATTCATTACGGTCAATACGAGCTGGTGTGTTGTTACTTTCGTCACAAACCACCAAGTAGTCATACAAACCACGTTTAGCAACTAAGTCGATAAACAATGATTGAACTACACCAGTAATCTCACCACGAGTTAATGCATCGTTTGGTTCAAATACGAACGGACGAGAAGAAACTTGTAGACGTTCACGGATGTAGCAAACAAGTCTTGCAACGTTGATGCGATCCAATGCGCTTTGTGTATCTTTACTGTTCTTGTTACCATAGTTCAACAAACCGATACCTGTGAAGTATGCTAGTGGGTTGATTTGGTTTGTATACAATACATCACGGATGCTCATACGATTCTTAACTGTTTGGAATTCACCAGTTGCACCGTTTAAGTAACCAATGTTTGTAGCATTGTCGATAGTACCACGGCGTGTACCAGCTGGTGCTAACCAAGGATAAGCAACAGTATCATTACGTAAGAATGTACGCAACATCATATGTGATGCTGGAACAACTACTTCTGCACCTGTCAAATCAGTAGTAATACCGCTTGGGTAGAATACGCCCATGTATTCGTCACGTGTGACCCAACCTGCTTCACCTGTGCTTGTTGCACCTGCTGCGTTTGTAGCCCAGTTAGTCAAGTCAGTTGCTTGATCTGGTAAGCGCAATGGGGTGTCACCAATGATGTAAGCTGTGTTGTTACGGTCATTATTCAATGTAACCATATCAGGTTGTAGCTCTGGGTAATTAGGAGCAGAAATCAAGTTGAAGAATGTATCTTCTTCACGGATACTTTGATTAGTACCAATTGCTGCCTTCATCGCTTGAACAACTAAATTACGTTGTGCTTTACGACCCATGTATGCTGCACCGTTAGATTGCAAACCGCTTACAGATACCCATGTATATGTGTATGCTGGAAGTTTTGGCACGTGTGCTGGGTTTGAATCATTCGCTGGATAAGCATCTGGATACTTAGCTGCTGTGAAATAATTAGTTGTGAACTGTTTAACGTTATAACCTGAACGGCGTGTGTTAAACAACAACATACCTTGTGGATATAGTGCTGGATCAGGTGCATCTAAATCTAAGTAGTTGCTTGTCAACAATGTAGTGATACTTGTTAGAGGATCACTTACTGGATCAACTGTACCTGAGTTGGCCCAACGAGCATCAGCAAATACGATACCTGCTTGACTTGTTTGGTCAGCGTTATCAATTGCAACCCATTGTTCTGCACCATCAACTAATTGCCAACGGCTTAGTTTTGGATAGTTTTCTAAGTCACTTGAATCTAACCACAAATCACCAGTTACTAATGCTGTTCCATCAGATTGAGTTGTTGGAGCAGTAGTTGCGATGATTGGTCCTAATGGATCAGTAGAGTTAACACCTGTTGCTGATGGGTGACCATCAGAGTCAAAGTTTACGTTCTTATAACCTTTCCATGAACCTTGTTGGTTAACCATGATATCAACTTGAGTTGCTGTTGAGAAGAACCAGTTTGTACCATTTGCTGGGTTAGTTGCTGGAGCACCTTCGTTAGCAACATAGTCTAAGATTTCCCAGTTACTTGCCGCAACTGAGTAGTTTACTCTAGGTGTACCTGACAAGTAAGCAAGTTTCAATGGAGATAATGACTCAACCGTTAATACTAAGTCGTTTGCACCACTTGCACCACCGATATCAGCACCGTCAATAGTAATTGTATCATCGACTACATAGCCTGAACCGTTAGTAGTTACGGAGAAGCCATACCATGTACCACGATTAGTAACTGTCAATACTGCGCCTGTGCCTGAACCGCTAGACTCTGATTGAGTTACGTTAGTTGCCACGAAAGGAACAACTGCACCAACTTGCATTGTGCCGTCAGTTGCAGAGAAACCGATCTCAGCTAACAAACCGTTACTTTGACCAGGTGTGTTATTTGAATCAGGTGTGTAAGTTCCTGGTGGAATATCTGTTAGATAAATGTCGCCACCTGCTGTGTGCTCTAGTTGAATTGCACCAGAAGTTGTGATTGTTGCAACTGTGTTAGGAATATCTAAACCGTTCCACTCAGTGACAAAACTTTCAGCAGTTGTACCTGCAGTTACTAATGTGTAGTAATTAGAAGTTGTTGTTGCTTGTCCTGGAACAGTAACAGTGATAACTAATGCTTTACCTACAGTGATAGGATATGTTACAAAATCAGAAACTGCACCAGTTTTTACCATTGTGCCAGTTGCTGTACGCTTGTATAGTTGAATTCCTAAATCAGGAGTAACTACAGATCCAGATGCATCGCCTACTTGAGCAAACAATGTACCAGTAGGAATTGACTTACCACCTGAACTATCTAGATCACCGATGGCAGCAACGGCTGAGCTATACTTAGAAACAGTAGAACTGACCCAAGTACCAGTTGTTGCGCTGTATGAAGACATTTTAACGTCCATACCTGAACCTGCAATACTAGTCTTGATCCAGATACTGCCTGTTGGATGTGGTTTTTGTTGTTGACTAGACCATAATGGCATACCAGAGCTTGGTGCATATACTACTTCCGCAGCATAGTATGTACCTGCTGTAATACCCATATCAGTCAATGGAGTACCATCGTCATTAGACAATGCGATATATTTACCAGAACCTGGCATACCGTATGCAATAGACAACTTACCGTCTACTACTCTAACGTTCAAATCAGAAATACCCAATGACATTAGACTGTCTTTAACGTCAGTGATAGAACCTGTATCAATGTTAAGTTGACGAGAGAAATCACCGTTGACGTTAATAGTAAACTTGTCACCGATGTTTAAACTTGGGAATGAAACTGTACCTGTTACTGCAGGGATAGCTTTCTTCCAATCAGGTGAACCAACCTTAACCCATACGTTATCGTATGTCTTGTAGAAGAATGTACCTTGATTGTAAACACCATCAGTACCGATTGGGTTAGCAATTACTGCATATGAGCCAATTATGCCGAAGCTGTCTACTGGATAGTTATCAGACAATTCACCAGTGATATACTGACTGTCGGTGATTACAGTTGGTTCAACTTGCGTGAACTTACCTGTACTTAAGTTGAATGAATAGATACCCCAAGATGTATTGGTAGTATCCAACCAGTATGTACCGTCTTCTGGATCACCTACTGGGCGGCTCAATGTACCAACTAAAGAACCTAAGTCGATATCAGCACGTAAGATATAGCAACGATTTGTTGCACCTAACAATGAATAAGCAGCCAATAGACCGTATTCGTTTAATTCATATCCATGAATGCTTGTACCATTAGTTGTCTTGTAGAAGAATGGTGAACCAAACAAGTTAACTAGGTCACGTTGACTTGTTACTTGATATAATTTGTTTGCGTTTGCTGCGGTTGTCGCCGCTGCTACACCAGTTCCTGCAGCATTAGCTTTATTTGTTGCTGTTGCTAATACAACTAGAGGAACTGAGTTTGAGGCTGCAGGTAGATATTGACTTTGGTCGATGATCGTTACTTGTACGCCTGGTGATACTAATGCCATTTTGTTTTCCTTTATGTTATGATTGTGAGGGTTAACGCCCTAATTCGTATTAATATTTAGCGAAAATTTACAAAAAGCACCAATAAGCATGCCTTTAAAGGTTTTTATAGATTAAATACTTGATGAGACCTATATGCAAAGAATGCAACAAAAACTTCTGTGCTGTTAATTACAAGCGCAACGGAAAAACATACTATCGTAGGATATGTGATGATTGTGGAAGTAAAAAGCAAAAAAGGTCTAAGCCAAGAGTTCCTAGTTGGCAAGCTGCGGGATACAAGAAAAAACCCACATGTGATATATGTGGGTTTAAGAGTTTGTTCCCTACTCAAATGATGGTCTATAATGTAGACGGGAACTTAGAGAACAATGAGTATGTGAATCTCAGGACAATATGTTTAAACTGTGTTGAGGTTGTTAAACGAAAGAATGTAACTTGGCGCCGGGGAGATTTAGAAGTCGATTGACTTGTACATGTAACTCATCTATCGTGCCGTCATTCTGAACAAAGTGGTCATACTTCAATCCTACTGAGCTATATTCACTAGCATGAACGTTTGCTCTGTCTAGTTTCAATTTACTCAATGCCCAGACTTCATTTCCGTTAGGCCCTCTGTTGTAGTCAATTGCTGCCTGATACCAGTCGGGATGCTGACCCCTGAATACTCTACAAGTTGTACCACCTGCGTTTTTAATGGCGTCTACTTCGTTACCGAAACGGCAATCAGTGATAACAACATTATCCTCAGTCTGTCTAAGTTTGTTTTCAAATGATGCAACCCATATATCAGTATGAAAATTGTTTCTAAGAACGTCCGTTCCCCAATTCTGCAATACCCATCTTGGTGTCAACTGAGGCATGTTTAATCTAGTAGCCCACCAAGTGTCAACTTCTTCACGCCATTGACGACTTTGTTTAGATGTGCCTTCTAACATTTCTCTGTCCCAACCAAATACGGCTGCTACAGCATCTTTTAAGCTGGCTGCGAATGAAACTCGCTTGAAGCCATGCTCAGTAACCAAATAATCTGCGATAGTGTCTTTTCCGGAGCCTATCAGTCCTGTTACGCCTAGAATCATACAACTACTTAGTTGCATGAAAGTCTACCCGTTATTTTCTATTTTCCCAGACAGTTGCTCTCATTAACCAATGATCCAAGTTAATGGTTGTGAACCATCTACATAACGCTTCAATTCATCAATCAATTGTTCTTGCATTGCTTTAGCTTCGCCCTTCAATGCTGCTCCATTTAACGTGGTGCCGCCACCCGGGCCTGCAATACTAGCAAACTTTTCACGTGCTTCACCCAAAGTGTTCTTTAAAGTCGCAAGTGTCCAGTCACCGATCCAAACTCCAGCGTATGGATCTTGTAATAGTTCAATTTCCGGGCGTTGGATGTCCGCCCATATTAAAACTTGTTCACCATCACCTTTAGGGTTACGAACAAGTTTAATCTCTTTAGTCACCGGATTGAATGTATAGATTACGTAGCCGCCGAACATACGTGCAGCCAATTCAATGTAACCTGCGTAGAAATCATAAGTTGCTAGACCACCTGCATAGTTGTAATTTAACAAATATGTGTTTAGGATAGCACTAGAGAACGGGTCAAATGAACTAGAACTTGGCCCTGTGTCAAGACCGATAGTTCTACGAAATATTTGACGTACATTGATAAATTCGCTAGGCAAAGTATATGAATTTTGATCCTTGTGCATTGTCAATAATGTGTAGGATTCAGTGGTAGCGTTTTGTGCTCTTTGGCGGTATGTTCTGATAGCATATCTGTATGCCACTTCGTAATGCGCTGGATCTAATTCTACATCAACGATACCATCGCCTAATCGTAGTCTTAAACCCGCAAATAAATCTTCTTTCAATTCGTCTAAACTAGCCATATGTAATATCTCCGGATATATTATTTATCGGAAATGTCTATGGGTTTTGTATTCGGGATTTCTGTGGGTTATTTGCTGGTATCTGTTATTGATATTCTTAGGCAATGGCGAGTAGATATAAAATCTACAAGCCAAAAAACATTCTTGAGGAACTGAGGCGATGATGAATTAAAAGATTACAGTGGAGGATTGTCTATGTCTCACTAACCCATGAAGGGACTTTTCCGTATTCGCTGTTAAAGTGTAGGTATATTCATCAGGATTCTACACACAGCCCGGGCCCTCTATCGCAATTACTATGACCCGGCAAACTTTCAACTATTAAGATATGGGAAACGTTTCTACGCAGAGGGTAGACGTTTAAGCATCAAAGGGTAGTCCCATAAATTTGTGTTGGTCTCACTACTACCGTCGCACCACAATGAGGACGGGATATCGCCACATTTTGAGGTAGCGGGACACCTATAAACCAATAATCTATTACTTAACCCGCATTGGTGCGTTAAAAATTACGCTACAATGCGGGGATTTATATTATAGATCGCCTTCTTTGCGATTCTCTGAATAGTGGGCATCAAAACTGCCACCAGGATAACGTGCTTCTAGCTTAGAAACGTTCTCTAGCAAGACTTCATTGGGGTCATAGTTCAATGCTCGGCAACTGTTGATCCAGTACCAACCAATGTCACCCAACTCACGCTTCATGTGAAAGCGATTTTCTTCATTGAATGGCTTGCCTTGGAACAAAATCTTTTTGACGATTTCGTTAAACTCACCACCTTCACTTGCTAGACCAATTCCCCCGGTTAATAATAATGACACATTAACACCCTGTGCTTCTACTTCACGCATTCGGGTAATCAATGTTTCTAGGTCATTACTTGGCTGACTAGTAACTGCTTGGACAAAGTCCTGATACTTGTTTAAATCAATTTTACTCATATGGGTTCTCCTTTATAAACTTTAAATAACACATCGCCTGCAGCCTTGTCAAAAGTACTGCCCCAATCAGCGATGGTTTGCATATCTTCTTTTTCGTCATGTCCTTTACCCATACCAATGTAGTATTTGTAATCGGCGTCACCTGTTTGACGATATAGTGACACTTCCTCATCCTCGATGTATTGCACAATGCCGATGCAGTTTCTACCTGCGAACCAGCGTACACCTAAAATTTTCATTCTTCAACTCCGAAATGTTTTGGATTATATTTTGCCAATAATGATTCCAATGTTTCAATCCGTTCATCACGCCGAGCAATGCCTCTTTCTAAAGATTCATTAAGAATCAATAGATTTTTAACTCGACCTTCTAACAGTTTGATTTCATCTTCCTCATTCATTCTTCAACTCCGAAATGTTTCTTAACCAAGTTAGCCTGATCCACTGCCTTATATCCATGCGGAAGGTTCCATGTGCTGTCCTCTACAATCTTAGCACATTCCTGCACAAGCAACTCGGCGAACTTTTCTTGGAAGAGGTTGTCTAAACTTGCCGAGTTGCCTTCATTACGAAGATTCCACGCATAGTCTATAGCCTGTTGTTTAAGTTTTTGAATTCGTTCGTTCATAAAGCCTTTAAAATAATCATGTTTAGATAAATAAGTATAGCACACATAGATTATTGTGTCAACAAAAATGTCCCTCGCGGTTCACCACAAACCCAGGGACTCTAATGCTGTCATTTTGAAAAGGAGCATCAGCATGACTATTTACTTGTATATCAAGATTCATACTAAAACCAAATTAAAATATTTTGGCAAAACCACTCGTAATGTTAACCGATATCACGGTTCGGGTAAATACTGGCAACAGCATATCAAGAAACACGGAACTGAGTATGTAAAAACTCTAAAGGTTTGGGAATTTCAAACATTAGAAGAATGTACTCCATTTGCATTAAAATTCTCAAAAGATAACAATATTGTAACCTCGGCTCTCTGGGCTAACTTGATTGAAGAAAACGGTAGTGCCGGAGCTCCAGTTGGACATGCAGGTTGCACTGGTTCTAAAAACGGACACTTTGGAAAACAACTCAATAAAGGTAAAAAGCGCAGTGAAGAAAGTAAGAAGTTGCTCAGTGAAAAACTAACCGGAAGGGTATTTGATGAGGAATGGCGAAAAAAAATTAGTGAATCTAAGCTAGGAAAAAATCTCTCTGAGGAACATAAAGCTAATATGAGAGGACCAAGAGGTCCTCTCAAAGTTAAACGAATTAGCCCTAAAAGAGGACCCTCACCGATGAAGGGTAAATTCAAGCATAGTGAAGAATCTCTAGCTAAGATGAGGGGTCCTAGAGGACCACACAAATCAAAAGCATCGCAGGATTAGCATATTTTCGTTGAATCGTCCATTAGGTGTTGTAGCGACCGCTTTAATGTCTTTGAAATACTTACGTGCGGCTGGCTTACTACCCATAACCTCTTTAATTTGTTCTCCGGGCTTACGTAGAGTTTTAATTTCGGAAGCATTTGTATCAAAACCCAAGATAGTGTTACCTTTAACTGTGAACGATTTTGAGTACTCATCCGCAATGTAGTGATGTAGTTTTCGTTTGGCAGTATCGTAGACCCACGCCTCGCTTGCACCATGAAGTTTTGTTGGGTGTACTGATACCAAATCAATTTTGTTGACTGCATCTTTGAATTCTTTCATGTACTTGAGATTCTTGACAATCTTCTCGACTGGTACAGGCTTATGCTTACGTGGTGCTTTTGAGGCTTTCTTGACTGAAACGTATGCGTTCAAGTCACCGATCACAACATCAATAAACTTAAGTATATTCTTAATTTGTGTCTTAGTCAAGTGTTGATATGCTTGAACTAATTGGCTATCTTTGGCTTCTAACACTTCCTCAAACTCACGTTGCTTTTTCTTCCACACATCAGTTAGCATACTGATATGTCCGGGCAGAACGTTTTTCTTAGCAACTTCATCCATTGGCTTCAACTTAGTAGATGCTTTTGCACCCTCTAAAATGAATTCATCGAACATACCCTCAAGTTCACCGGCGGCTTCACGTGCTTTGTCACGCATGATTTCTTGAATGTTAGGACGTGTAACTTCAGGCTCTGTCTTTTGTTCGCCCGCAGTTTGGCTTACTGTAATTTCGGGCTTTGCCAATGCTACATGCAGTCGTGAAATTTCGTTTTCTAATGTCAGTTCCTCATGCTCAGTCAACTCAAGACCTCGCAAATTCATACGTGCCAACCAGCACAATGTCATCAAAAATTCAGATTCAGGGAGTTTACGTAAGGCTTTTGCTTCGTCAGTGCGATTGTAATGGTCAAGATATTGACACAAAAGCTCACGGGCATCCTTCTTGCCATAGAAACGATTATACCAAGTAAAGCCTCGGGTCAACGCAACTGTGCGCTGGTCGCTGTCTGGTTGCAATGGGAAGAAGGGTTCTTCACCCAAATACTTAGTGTCTGCGTCACGTGGATTCAGTGCTTTTACAAAGTGATCGTCTGTGCGCTTCGGTTTACGTGTGGCCATGTTTTCTCCTATTAACAGTCATTATTATATAACATAACCCATTTATTGTCAATAGATGAAAGGTAAAACTTTTGTACTAAATACTAGATAAAACGGATTTAAATATGGCAAGACTCTCATTATATCGTTCCGAAAAGACAAACGATTACAAATTCTTAGATAGAAACATCAAGGAATTGTTTTCCGTCGGTGGAACCGATTTGTACATTCACAAATACGTCGGTGTAAACAACCCAACTGGAACTAAGGACAAGACATTACCCGTCTATGACAGTTTAGACCCAACAAACATCCAAGACATATTATTCTTGGAAAACAGAGATAGAAAATACGACACTTCCATCTATAGAATCCGTGGGCATTATAACGTACAAAATTTAGACTTTGACCTAAGTCAGTTTGGTCTATTCTTAAACAATGACATTATTTTCGTCACTGTTCATTATAATGAAATGATAGAATTGATAGGTAGAAAATTGATGGTTGGTGACGTATTTGAGTTACCTCACTTAACTGACTATCATCCATTGAATGATAAGATTCCAGTAGGACTTCGTAGATACTATCAAATCACTGACGCTAACTTTGCGAGTGAGGGTTTCAGTCAAACATGGTACCCGCACTTGTGGCGTATCAAGTGTGAGCCATTAGTAGATAGTCAAGAATTCAGTAACATCCTTTCTGCACCGTTAGAACAAGAAAACTATCTAGGAGATTGGGATCAAAGTAAAACGTATGTTCCTGGCTATACGGTCATGTACGGTAATAAACTATACACCCCAATACAAGATGTACCTGCAGGTATAGCTCCAACAGATCCAGCATATTGGGAACTGTCTGATCCAGACAATGACAAACTTGATACATTGCAAGATGTTCTTAGTAGATACAACACTAACATTGCAATCAATGATAAAGCAATTGAAGAGGCTGCTAGACTTGTACCTAAGACAGGTTACGATAGAAGTCAACTGTATGTTGTGCCTACATTCGACGGTGAACCTGCATTGCCAGTCAACGTACTTGTGCCACCTGGAAACCCTGTACCCACTCGTGCAGTAGTACAACTATTTCAAAGTGCTAACTATAGAAACCCTAGTCCGGTGATTAGAATTGGTGCACAAGCTAGAAAGAAACTATTTGAATTAACTTCATCTGATGCTGATGCGTTACGTCAGTATATTTCAATGAGTTTGCAAACTGCAAAACTTGCTCCTCAAAGAACTGAATCAGGTTCAGGACAAGTAGATGGTACTTTAGTATTGACTGCTAAAGCCGTAGGAGCTATCACAGGGCCATATGGTACTGCTGACAACACATACTCTACTGCTGACCAGTTCCCATCATTTACTATCACTTCGCTTGAAGTACAAGCGGGTGTCACTACTATTAGCGTAGTTGATGTGACACAGGATTTAGTTCCAGGTATCGATGTAGGTGCACATGTTATATCACAAAGTGGCACTAGATTTGAAGTCTTTGCATCCGGTACATTAGTTGTTTCAGTAGATAGAATTAACAACACATTTGTCGTGGATCGTCCAACGTTAGCGAGTATGCCAATTGGTACAGGAATTACAGTCGCTCCTAGTTTCACCGGCACAGTTACACAGCAAATGGATTTCCGTGCTGACTGTGACCCAAGATTCCAATTCATCACACGTACTACTCCTCAAGGATTTGGATACACTGATGGTTACATGATCGGCGATGGCACTGCACCTAATGGATTACCAGTAGGATCAGGAATTGTATTCCCATCTGCACCGAGTGTGGGTGATTACTTCTTACGCACAGACTATCTACCGCAGCTATTGTATCGTTGGGATGGCAGCTTATGGGTCAGAATCAGTGCTAACGTAAGAGCAGAAGGTGATGTAACATCTTCCGATCAGACACTACTAGGTTCGTTCATCAATAACACTGAAACAACTACATTGACTGATGGAACAGTTATTCCGCAACAACAACCATTGTCAACATTGTTGACAATTCAACCAGATTAAGGTAAACAATGGCAAAATTCTTCTATGACAATCAGATACGCAGATTTCTTATACAATTTGCTAGAATCTTTAGTAACTGGGAAGTAACTAAAGGTAAAGATCCTGCAGGTAACGACATTATTATCCGTGTGCCTATTCAATACGGTGACGGTTCTCGTATGGCTAGTAGTATCATTGCGAACAACAGTGCTAGTAGTTTACCTAGTGCACCGATGATTACATATTATATCAGTGGATTGGAATACGACCAAAAGAGAACACAGGATCCATACTTCATTGATAAACTTTCTGTACGTCAACGTTCATTTGACCAGAACACGGGTACATATCAACAAACACAAGGACAAGCATTTACAGTAGAACGTGTAATGCCAGTACCCTACACTTTAAGAATCACCGTTGACTTCTGGACAACTAACTACAATCAAAAATTAGAATTGATTGAACAACTCGGTGTCTTGTTTAACCCATCTATGGAAATCCAAAGCACCGATAACTTCGTTGATTGGACATCATTGTCTGTTGTATATCAAGACGGTCTTACATTCTCTAGTAGAACTATTCCAATGGGATCAGGTAATCCAATTGATATCATGTCATGGAAGTTCTACATGCCTATCTGGATTAGTTCTAGTGCTAAGATTAAAAAGCTGGGTGTTATTCACAAGATTATTGCAAGTATCTTCCAAGGCAATGCTCTTACAGATATGAAAGATGATGACTTGTTGTTGGGTACTAGACAAAAGATTACACCTTACGGATACAAGTTGTTACTAGTAGGTAACAGTCTACAAATATTACCGGCTAATCAAGATTTTAGTCCTCGCAATCCCTCATTAGATTTACCAGAGAATCCAAACACTGATGTGTATTGGCAAGCTGTGTTAAACGTATATGGTACAGTAAGAGAAGGTAGCTCATCATCATTCACCCCTGGTGTGAGTCAGATTTGGTTGCAAAACCCATACATGAATACTGAAATTGTAGGGTCTGTGGCATTCAACCCAACTGATGATAGATTGTTGATTTTTAACATCGATCCCGATACATTGCCAGAAGATTCGTTGACTAAAGTAGACAGTATCATCAACCCATTGTTAAAGGGACCATCTACTAGATTATTAACTCCATTACCTGACTTACCTTTAGGTTATGACGAGTATGATATTAACAATTACGAGCCCATCGCAGGTGCAAATGGTTTGATAACACATGGCTTATCAGAAGCAGAAGTGGGTCAACGTTATTTGTTAGTGGAAGGTATCGGTAGCGAAACTAACACCGACCCATCAATGGCATGGGGAGATGTTGTTGCAGTCGCTAACGATATCATTGAGTGTGTAGACTTACAAGTTATCAAGTTACCAGATGACACATTTGCATTAGCCGGAATCTGGGTAGTTGCATTTGACAGCACACTATTAACTGATGTACAATACGTAACTAATCTAACATCCGGTGTTCAATATCGTTACGCTGAAGGTGTTTGGATGAAGAGTTATGAAGGTTGGTACGACCAGGGTGATTACTCTATTGTAATTTAATACTGTGTTCGTACTCAGATAAATGATTGTATGAACACTATTCCTAATACTAGTGCCGGGGTTTTCTTCTATGCACAAGACACTAAAAGATTCTTATATTTGCTACGGAATGATGATAGGAACCCAGGTAACTGGGGGATCCCTGGTGGTAAAGTTGAATCGAATGAAACATTATTTGAAGGGATAGAACGTGAATGTATAGAAGAATTAAATTTCTTTCCAACAAATGCTAAGTTAATTCCTATACAGAAGTTTATCAACAATACCTTCACTTATCATACGTTCTTCTGTTTCATTGAGAATGAGTTCATACCGAAGCTAAATGAAGAACATTCAGGGTATTGTTGGGTAGAATACAACCATTACCCCAAACCTCTTCATCCCGGATTGTTTAACACAATCAACTTTGATGTAGTTCAAAGTAAACTTCAAGACCTCATAAAAAAAGCCGCATAAAGCGGCTTTTTTGTTACTTAATTTAATATTAAGATGTTCTTACGTCTACAACCATGTACTTGATACCAGCAGAAGCATCAGCAGCTACAGCACCGTTAGTAGATGCATAGTAGTGTGTTCCTGCGTTATCATTAACACCTGCAGCAGCAGTAAAGTCAATAGCGTGTTTACTTGTCATGCTATCCAAGTTTACTGTACCAGAAGGATCCTTAGTTGCTACCAAGTTCATAGTGTTAACTGTCAAGCTAGTGTTAGCCAAGTTAGCAGTCTTACATGTTCCAACTAAGTTTACAGTACCGTCGTCTAGTACTGCATCTGAACCATTGATAGTTGCAGTAAAGATTTTACCAACAGCAGCATCTGGACCTGCACCATACTGTGTCCAGTCAGTACCGCTTACTGAAGTGATTCTATATGTTAATCCTGCAACGATATCTTCGTCTTGAAGTGTAGTGCTATCTGCAACTAAGAACTTACGCTTGCCTTTTTGACGCAAGATATATCCAGCTGCGCCATCAGCGTATTGGAAATCTTGATTTGTGTAAGTTGCTGTAGCATCTGCAACTAAAGTAACAGCCTGTTGATTCAAGTTAGCAGTAATACCGTTAACAGTGCCAACTGCAACATTTGCTCCACCTAATGAAGTAGATACTGTAAAGTGTGTTGCGTTAGCAATACTCTTGATGTAGTATGGTGTATTGACTGCAATCGTACTGAATGCTGTATCGAACCATACTGGTGTACCTTCGCCACCTGAAGTTTCAATATTACCTGATGTTTTGATAAATGAACCAGTAGCTATTGTGTTAGTAATGGCTAACAAAATACCAGATTCAACTGCGTCAACAAGACCAATGTCTACGTTAGAGCCATTGCCGCGAGTTGCAAGCGCACTGTTTGCACTCAAATCTGACATGCTAGTTACCATACCATATGCTACATTGCTACCACTAGTGGTGTAAATTGTACCAGCAGCTGGTTTACCGATAGCAACTACAGGCAACACTTGTTGACCAGTTGTACCAGTTGTTCCACCAACAACACCGTATGTGTTGCTTGAACCAATTGGATTATTGAATCCAGAGTCAACTAAACCTGATGGATCAGCGGCTGCATTGACTTTAACTATTTTTAATTTTCCAACCATTTTATTTCTCCTGTAATTTGTGGGTTCTAGCCACTGCGCGGTGGTTTACCGCGTAAACTCTCACTATGAGAGTGTATCGAATAAGTATTTATCAATTAAACTGCAGGACCAAGTGTGATTGGGTATGTATCAACACCGTCAGTGGCATACAAGCCATCAACGTTTCCAAAGATTGACCATGTGTTTAAATTAACATTGCCGGTTGTTACGTTATCAGCTTCGAAATCACCCTCATACGTTAATGGGCCTGTACCTGCTCTACCCAATGCACTAGTATCACCTGTACCGAATACGATATATGCGTTTGCAGAATCTTCTACACCTTTAATACGAATGGTATTTGATATGTTGATATCACCAATATAAGCATCATCACCGACTTTATAATTAGTACCAGAACCATTAGATCCTGCGATAACATTATTAGCAGTTACATTACCGGTAACTGATAGTGTGTTGTTAATCGTGACACTAGAGAATGTCGCCACGTTTGCAGTAGTTGCACCGATAACACCATTCAATGGGCCACGAAAGCTACCGTTAAAGTATGTAGCGTTAACGTTACCTGTAACTGCTAACACTGATGTTGACTTATTAAAAGTAAGATTGGCATCACCACCAAACGCACCGCTAGTGTCTTGGAATTGAACTTGTGTATTTGCGCCACCCGGTACTGCATTGCCTGTAGGACTAATTTGACCTACGATAGTTGCACTGTTAGCAGTATATCCTGACAAATAAGATTCATATGCCACAACACTATATGCAGCATCATCATGGATAGTAAAAGTTGTACTCGAACGACGGTATGTATAGTATTGATTGGTACCACCAACACCCGCACTATCAATGTAATTCTTAATTGTACCTGTCGGTAACACATCTGAAATAGTTACTAATGTACCAGTACCGAAGTAATGAGGGGTGCTTGTTGTTACTACTAGATTACCTGAATAAGCCTCAGAGAAACCCTGAATCTTGTATGCTAATGTTCCGTTAGTTGTCCAAGACAAGTTGCCCGTACCGTCAGTCTGTAATACAAAACCATTGACACCACCTGTAGCCTTAACATCACTGATGTTGCCTAATGTGATTTGACCACCGACATTACCACCAACGTTAATTACTTTAGTAACGTCACCTGTTACGTTGATTCCTAATAGTTGACCAGTAGCTACATCCGCTAATTCTAATGTAGCGTTGCTAGAACCATTTAAACGTGAGAAGTCAAGCGATGATGCTTGAGTTAAAATTTCTGTTTGTGTAGTTGCCCCAACTGCGACTGGGGGAACAATCTCAGGATCATTGCCGATAAAGACTCGTTGCTCATCTGTTGCAAAACCTATCTCACCGATATCTAGTTGAGGTAAGTCTACGTTTGCGCCAGTGCGGTGAATGATTTTTGATATTTGTACGATTGCCATAGTATAATCCGTTAATTATACTATTTATCATGTTTTAGATGAACTGCATATAGTACTGTTCTACTTTACGAAACCACAAGTCAACATACTTGTCAAACTCTTCACCTTCTAGTATGAACTCTTGATATACAGCGTTTGGATCACACATAAAAATGACTCCTTTACGGATTTTGGTTCCATGTAGCTCGTTATGTGCTGTTGCGTAAGCCGCAAGTTGAACAAAATAGTCATCAATCCACTCACGTTTCTTGGGCTTATTAGTCTGTTTATGGTCCATAATACATTCACTACCATCATGCACACCGACCAAATCAGTCGTTCCAGCATAGACTTTAGGGAAATAAAGAGGTACTTCTGTACCCCAGAACTCAGCGCAGTTGCTAAGACCTTGCTTGATAATTGAATAAGCCATTCGATGACTTTGTACTGAGTATGGGTTTGATCCTGGTTCACCTAAGACTCCTGTCTTGATATAATCCTCAAGCCACTTGTGCATACGAGTTCCTCGTCCTGCGGCTTCTGTTGTTATCTCTTGCGCTTTCTGATGACCAACACGCTTTCGCCATTCCATAAGAGCTTTCTTAGAATCTTCTGATTTAGTTGCATCTAAGATAGTAGTTACACTCGGGAGTTTTTCACCATCGGGTGTGGCATATCTTCGTTTCCCATCAATCTCTACACGAGACATTGGGACATAGTTAAATTTAGTGGGATTGTACATATGGAAATTGTACTACAAATTTCTTCGTAGTACAACTCTTTTGGTTAAAGTTTAGAAGTTTGCTTACTTGCTAACTGCTGTCGAATCTTTTCATTTTCGTCAGCCCCGGGCTCTGAACCCATTTCTTCTGCGCCTTCTTGACCCTTAAAGACTACTTCATCTTTATTAACATTGTGAATAATGTTTTTCAACGGATCTTTTTTTACGATATCAAATAAATCTGATTTGTCAAGTACAACGTTGTTTTGCTTTAAGAAGTTTAACAACTCATCTGTACTCATTGTAGCCGACTGACCTGCAAGACGTTCTTTGAGCTGGTTAGTTACTGCAACCAGCTTAACACGCAACGGATCATTATCGGCAAATTCGAACAGTTTCATATTAACGTACTGAACGTCCTGCACCGCCTACTGGCAATGATTCGTCTGGCTCAGATGGAAGCTCTGGTAACTCTGTGTCTGGTTGTTCGCCACCTAGCTCATCACCCATACCGCCCATGTCGCCCATTTCGTCACCCATGCCACCGGCCATATCGCCGCCCATGTCCATACCACCTTCCATACCACCGCCTTGACCAGTGATTGTACCTAAAGCAGATTTCATAGTGCCTTGTGATTGGCTCAATGCAGCTTGCAATGATGTTAGTGCTTCTGAAACTTGTTGTTGGAATTGTTCACCTTCGTTTGTGCCAACTTCTGAGTTAACTCCGTCAACGACAGCTGGAAGTTCCTTAACTAACATGTCAGATACTTGCTCAATCATCTTTTGCATAGCATCTACCATTTCTTGTGCAGCCAAGATAACTTGTGATTTCTCAACTTGCTCGTTTTCTACAACCATGCGTGTGTTGTACATTGGAAGAGCTTTCAATTCACCATAGTGGTGAGATAGAGCTTGCTCCATGAATACTAGTTTCAAGTATGCTGGATTTTGCTCAGTAGCATGACCATTGCTTTTTTGACGCATTTCGTTCATCAAGCCACTAACTTTACGCATCATGCGCTGTGTGTCATATAGACTCATATTGTCTACATTGAGGTTTGTGTTGAAATGCTCCTTCAGTGCCTTTTTAGCAACTGTGGTTGGTCTTAAATTAAATTCGGTTAGTTTCATGGTTTTTCCTAAAGAACTGATATAGTATTTATCATTGATTAAATTATTTAGCGGCTTCTTTAAAGCATTTTTCCTGCCACGCTTTGACTTTGCTCACGTAAGTTTCTAGTTGGTTAACTACGTACTGACGCTTAGTATTGTCCTCTTGCAATTTAGCATAGTACAATGATTTTGCCTCTAAACTTTTCGTATTTTTATACAATTTTCTGTGAATTTCAGCATTGATTAAAGCACCCTCAAGTACTTTATCTAGTTCCAAAACTCGCTGTGCGTCTATTATCTGATTGGTCTTGTCTAGTGACACCCAAACTGCTGCATTTCTCAAGCTATAGAACTTATGTTCAGTGAACGTAGTAAATTTGATAGTCTTATACATATTACCTGACGGTCTTATGCTGTATTCACCGTACAATTCATATCCCTTGCCGTCTTCAATGACTAGCTTGTTGGATAGTTGTTCAATCTCATTTTTGCTCAAGATCCGTTTTAGGATCTGAAACATGTCACGTTCATTCTTCTTCATAACTTACTACCTCAAAATGGATATTTTTTAACTCTGGACTAATATCTAGAAATGACGGTAATTTTTCCCATTCATTTCCAGTCTTTATCATGGGAACGTCAATGCAATCATTGTACAATGCTCCCAATTCTGTTACACCGTCATAAAATACGTTTTTGTGATTGATGGTGAAGTCAAACTGATAACATAATTGATCTTTCTCATCTTCAAATAAGAATCCAAAATTATCAAAATCTCTAAAATTTATCTTTGTTGTTACAACAGAAGACATATTCTCCGGTTGTGCTCTGAGTGATACTACTTGCAGAATTGTATCATAGTTTACTTGTCTATTGCGGTCAAGTTGCCATTGTGCTATCTCAGAAGGGGCACCGTTAACTGGTGGTCTACGGCTAGTGACGCCTGTATTCACTGTATCAAATAACGTATAGCACCTAATCATAAATGTCATGTACTATTTATAGAGGTAAAAAAGCCCAAGAAATTCTTGGGCTCTTAATCACACTAAGTTTGAATTAGTTTGTGAATGTAGCTGAAGCTGTGATAGCAACTGCACCAGCAACTGCTGTAACAGCAGCGTCAAGTGTACCAGCGCCAGTAGCTGTAACGTCTGCACCCCATGCTTGTGTTGGGTAGAATGCAACTGCTAATGAATCGTATGTACCACCAGTAGTGAATTCATAGATGTGAACAGTAGCCAATTGAGTCAAAGTCTGGATGATAGCGTTAACTTCAGCACCAGTCAAGTGACCGACTTCAGAAGTGATAGTGCAATAATCTAGCTTAGGACCTTGTGGTTGAACTGTAACTGCTGAAGTTACTGCGTCAACTGAACCAACTGTGTAGTCTGGAGTGTCAAAGTTAGCAACTTGTTTCAAGTCACCGTGTGTACGTGCTGTATATGCCATGATATAATTTCCTTTATAATGTTTGAATCATATAGATTCATACTATTATTTATGCCAGGAAGAAAAAATCATGGAGTTGCGGGTGCTCTAGCAGCCAAATTCTGAGCAGAAAAGCCCATTCTATCAACAAACTTCAATCCGTATGCAACAAATCCTTCATGTGTCTCTGAACCATCTTGTAGATAGCCCTTCACTGGACTTGCTTTACTTGCTTTGTCTAGTTGTTTAACAACTGACATTTTTAGCTTATAAATCTCACTCCAGATGACAAATGCGCCGGCTAATCCTTCTCTATTCTGACGGAAGTGCTCAGTTAACTTAGCTTTCATTGATTCAGTCATAGGACGAGTATTAAAGAAAGCCATGAAGTCTTTCATCAAGCCAGTGAGATTACGAGATACAACTTTTCTATTGATATAGACAGTAAACAAACCCACGAATCCTGATCTTGCTTGAGGTGCAGTACTTAACATTTTATCTACTGCAGGACCGTACTTTTGAATAGCTTGTTGACATCTTGCTACTTGCGCTTGAGATAGTGTTAACTTGGGAGTTAACGGCATCTTGCTAGGCACAATAGCAACGTTGCTATCGTTTCTAAGTTGACCAATAGTACCGTTTAACGGAACTGCTTGGTCTGTCGTAGGGGCACTTGGATCGATATATTGATGTACAGCGATTCCAGCTTGCTTACTAGTAAGCAACTTACCCACATCGCTATTTACGTCAACTGTATATGTGATTCCGTTAGGGTTAGCTTTAAACTTATATAAGCCATTGTCGTTTTGCAATGGATTACTGAATAGCAAGTCGCCCCAATAGTATCCCTTGCCTTGTGCTTCTTTTTCTAGACCAGGCCAAATCATAGCAATCAAACGATGTAAGTCTGATCGGTCTACCCCACGAGCCAAGTCATACTTTCTAAATGCTTGCGGGCTATATGCTACACGTCCTGAACCATCTTTCTTGTTGAACATGTGCTTATCCATGATGCTAAACTTACCTTCAACATCACGACCGAATATCAACGCAGGATATCCATCCCACTTGATAGTAACGTTCTTTGGATTCTTTACAGTGTCAACAATTGCATTTACTGCTTTAGTTGCGCCGGCGCTTCCACCGAGAAAGATTAAGTCTTCTGGATGATCCAAATGACCCTTATCTTCTACTAGAACTTCTTCGTCTTCAACGATAGAAAGTTCATTTAGCTTATCAGTTAGTTCACGTAGGGAAAACATTATCTTCTTCTAGACTCATTGTAACCCTGAACAATGTTAGGGTTTTCACCGGTATCAGCTACTGGTTTAGAACCGGGTACTGCTGAACGATTTGCTACTCTAGCCGCACGTGCTTGTTTAACTTTGCGGATATCTTCAGGAGAACGAGCTTTCTTCTTAGTCTCACCGGTCATAATCTCTTTGTACAACTCAGTATATGCAGTTGGGTTTTGCTTATACAATACTTGCATAGCAGTTTTTGCGATTATTTCTAGGTCATCGTTGTTCTCAGAACCTAGTAATTTTTGAATTCTTTGTACGATTTGTTCTGTCGCAGGTGATAATTGCTCTGGTTCTGCTGCCGCACTAGCTTGTCCACCGGCAGATCCACCACCTTGGCCACCTGCACCTTGAATCGTTAATCCTGTTTTAGGATCACGTAGCTGTTGACTACCGATCATGTACATAGCATTAGCTAACTGTTTTAACTTAGGAGCGTACATAGATGCGCCGCCCATTAAACCTCGTTCTCCACCCACGGCGTCAGCCATCTGAGATAGTTTTGCTTGTTGTGCAGGTGATACTACCCAGCCATATTGACCTAGATAAGATTGAACCATTTGGTTCACATCTAGTGGCATTCCTGATGTAGCTGATGCTTTTTGATTCTGCTTCACTTGTTGCATAAAGCGGTCTACAAAGTTTTGTTTTGCAGCCACTTCATTTGCCGCGTCACCACCAATGCCCAAATTACGGTACATACTTGTACGTATCTGGTCTACTGGTCCCTCTACGATAAACTCATTCGCCTTCATTATTCTTCCTCAGACTTTTGGAGAATCTACCCTGGTCTCGGGCTTTGATTGCACTGAGGAGTTTGCGCTCTAAAACTTGCGCTTTTTCTGAATCATAGTGTTTATTAATCATTTCTATTAGATTAATTGCACTGGTAATGATGTTGTGGGCACGGCTTTCAATGATATGCTTAGTATCACGATTTTGACCAATAGCCTCTAATTCCTCTAACAAGCTGCGAGTTTTCTTTTGCATATGTAGATATCCTAATTGTATTTATCACTTTTTCAGATTGTTGAGTAGAGATTTGAGTTGTGATCCTCTAACGTCTGCAACGACTTTTTTCTGTACAGGTTCGATGATTTCCCCTGTTTTCTGGTCGATTACTGGTTCAGACGAACTTAAACTTGACTGTGGTTTTAACTGACTCATAATGTCATTCGGACTAGGAGCAGACTTGTATTTTGCTTGTTGGTCAGCATATCCATCTGGATCATCATCTGTAATACGCATGGTTTCGATATTATACGATAATTCTATCTTTTGACCCACACCCGTAGAACTACGTGACTTCATACATTGAATCTGATACTGTCCGCGCTCTCTCATTGAGCGACTTGTAAAGATACCAAATACGTTATCTGCTGTGTTAATCTTTGAAATACCACCAGCAATGTGACTATGGTCGAATTCGATTTCTTCAACCGCACTACGGTTCAACTGTGACGCTGTAACCATCAAAATTCCTAGTTCTTTAGCTAAGTTACGTAGTTCTTCTGAAACATACTTATCCTTGATAAACTGGTCATTTGGGTTCACTTTGACTGAAACTGGCATAACAAGATCCAAGTAGTCAATCATAACAAAGTCAACTCTCATTCCTGTTTGAATTTGCACTTCTTTTAGATATGAACGAATGTCGTTAACGTTACTTTGCGCTGGCATCCCCTTGACACGATACTGTCCTGCTTTCTTAGCAAACATCTTAACTCTAAGTTCTGTGCTATCAATGTCCTTGCGAATGTCTCTGGTACTCATGCTAGTTAACATAGCATCAGTACGCAAACTTGTTAATTCTTCTGACAATTCAAGTGAGACATACACTCCGTTCAATCCCATCTCTAACCAGTTCAACGCAATGTTCATCATAACCAATGATTTACCTGAACCTGAACCACCTGCAAAGATGTTCAATTCACCACGACTGAAACCACCATATAGTAGTTTATCAAGTTGAGGCCAACCCGTAGATTGTTGTCCACCTGCGTTAAAGTATTTGTTGATACGAGTCTTTGGGTCTAGAAAGTAATCTGTACCCATGTCTTTCTGTAAGCTGATTTGAACTGCGTCTTTGATTAGTTTCTCAACCGGGCCGAATTCACCCTTCTCAAGCAAATCGGCTGCTTTAAGAATTGCACGTTCTAACTCTTGACGTTTAGTAAAACCCTCAAACTCAGTCAAAAACCATTCGGTGTGCTTGTCACCCATGTCTTCAACAAGTTCAATGTCTGTGCCAGTTGTTGCTTTGATTTGTGATACATCAGGTAACACATTATATTTTGCACTGTATTCCTTGACAAACTCAGCAACTGGTCTCAACCCTTTATCAAAGTTGTCTGCGTTCATAATGTTCATAACACGAGTATACAACTCGGAGTTAGTTAACATCATTCGCAAGAACAATGATTGTACGTCTTTATTATATTCCTTTAGCAATTTGTTTCTTCCTTAATTCTATTTTAATTTTGCTCATCGTAGCATTCTCTAAAATGCTCAACAGAGTAGGTAGTTTTCCGTACTTAACCACTGCGTCATTAACATCCTTTATCCCTACATCCCATGGGGGTAAACTTACACTGTATCCTAATTCAAGGGCTCTATCACATATCTTCAAACCCGTTGCATCAAAGTCGGGCACTACGATTATTCTCTTATTCATTTGTGCTAGTAGCATTGCTTGCTCATTGCTGATATCATCGTGCATCAATGCTACCCCATCAATAGCCAGGGCGTCAAAGATACCTTCAGTAACAATACAAACAGTCGATTCAGATTTTTGTGCGTCAACATTGAATACATATCCCGGTTGTTGGTCATTAATGAACTTGGGGATTTTATTGTCAATGAAGCGAATAGTGCTGCCTACAAGTTTTGCCTTGTAAGTGTATGGTACGATTATACCGAACTGATTTCTACTCTTTCCATCTGGATTCACATAGAAAGAATATGTATTATAATTTATCTTGCGCTTGTTCAGATAATCTACGTAGAATTTGTGTCTTGGATTAGAACTGTCAAGTGGTTCACCCAAAGGCAGTTTCTTAGTCTTGAACTTGATTTGTGTTAATCGTTTTTGTTGGATAGTGAAATCCAAGAAATCTTTGTGCTGTAAACTTTCTAAACTCCATCGTTGTACTTGTTCAGTATCAACGCCACACCATGTTAAGAATTGTCGAGTTTTAGGGGCAATAGTCTTGCCCAATGTAAAGCTACAACTGAAACTGCAATTAAAGCAGTGCATGACCCAGTTTGCTTGGCCATCAAATTTAATACCACCTCTACCGCGCCGGTCAGCTTTATGACCGCGGTGCCCGCAGCAAATAGCATTGAAACTAGTCCAACCACTACTTGTGCTCTTTTTCTTACCGGGAATTAACGAAAGGATATCAAACATAATACTATTGTAACATAGTATATATGTTGATGCAATCTTATCTGGCTAAAATTTGAGTGACATTGCCCTGAGTACTAGTGAAACTTAGTCTCAGATATGGGTGAAACCCAGTGACAGTGTATCCATCACTTGCGGTGGTTTCCAGATATGTTGATGTGCTAATATCATACCAATCTGTATCATTCAACGTTGACCCTTGAATAGTAGCAGTACCGCTATAGTTGTCATAGAATGTTTGTATAGTAGTCACACCCGTATCATTTGATGTTAGTACACTGCTGGTATAAGTAACCGTATTTGAGTTTGGAATAGAATGACTAGGAATGGTAACGTTAGTTGCCGAAACAAAGTCTGGCATGATACTTGATACTACTTGACATAAACCACGACCACCTGCATCACTATTAGTGAACACAGGATAATGAGGATGCCCGGTATACTCGGATGCATCACCATCTGGGTCAATAACTTCCAAACTATAAGATGCGTTCTGAGGATCGATTCCTTCCAACTGACCTGCTTTAGTTCTCAACTCTGCAATACCAGTCAATGCTAGTGTTGTAACTAACGGAACTTGTAACAATACTTCTGTGCCGTCGTAGCTGATAAGTCTAAAAGTAAAGGTCTTTCCAGTGATATCCACTGGTTTCTGTTCCTGGTTTAAAAATTGGAATTGAATGCGATTTTCAACGCCCTTATGTAATTTTAGATTCTTTGCGTACACTAGACTATACCTCCTGGTCGAGTTCCCACTGTAAACCACAACCGTATGCTTTTGAGTTAGAAGATAGTTTCTTCCAGTTATTAGATAAACGTTTGTTGAGTACACAGATTGGCTCCTTATAATCTATTTATGACAAATAATATATTGGGTTTTGCCCAATGATAAATATATCCGTAATATATTATAATGTTTCACAACGAATTCTTCAAAAAATTGACCGAGAATCATCCCTTTATTACTGTATGCTCCTATGCTGGTCAAGACTATGTGGGAATCGTGCAGAACAGGGATGATATTGTCACCACTATATACGACTACGGGTCAATCCAACACCCTGAACTTAGAGAAAAGTTCCTAGAATTGGGAGACACGTGGTGGTGGGAATCAAATCGCTTAGTTCCCATCAATATGTTCTTAAAAGAAGATTGGGTAGTGTTCAAACCCTATCTTAGAACATTCAATAACAAGAGTCTAACAATCATGCATGGGCCCATATGCTCTATGTTAGAACTCAATAAGCGTAAGAGTAAACGCAAATCAATTACTCTCGTCAAGCGTATGCCCTAGACCCTCTTTCAACAGATTCATATGAACAACAACAAGATTTGCGTAGGCGACACTATGACTTTTCTTGAAATGATAACCATCAGATTCTTTTTCCCACACAGATTCAGAGACTTTCTTCCATGGGAGACCAATGAGGTGTTTCTTCGCTGGGCGGATTATCGCAAGAAACATAGCAAGACGAGGAATACTATCTACCGGCTCAGGCATACGCTGAAGGCTGTTGTAATGATTAGACAAGTGAATTAACTTTTCAACAAAATCTTTGTCTTTCAACTTAGCCCAATCAGGTTCTTTCATTAGACTTTTTAAGTGATCCTCATCACGAACATGCTCATAAATGTGTACGTTCAAAAAGTCTAGCTTAACATACCCTCTATCTTCTGCTACAGTGTAATCAATATTAGCCATATCATTTACAGCATCATATGGAACATCAGTTACATATACTCCAGTAGCATGTTTTCGTATGGGAGTTACATTACGCATCGCCGCCGGCGTATGCTTGATATGCTGTAGTATATTTTCTCTGTTACCAAAGTCAATATCAATATCTGAATTAAACTTCATTTTTTAAATACTCCGCGGCTCTAATACATCGTTCTGCATCATCACCTAAATTACCTAGACCTAAGTTACACTTGTGACACAGCCACCCTCGAAACTTTTCAGTAGCATGGTCATGGTCAGCGACCCAAACTGATTTTTTGTTTTTTCCATAAGTTTTGAGATCGGCTGCACCTCTTAAACACACAGGACATTTGTGGTCAACTGCAACTTTAGGTGCTGACTTTTTAATCTTTGCTAATAGTTTGCTGTGTTTCTTAGCACAATCCCTGCACTCATATCGCAAATATCCCTTGCTACCTTCTTTTGCAAAATGAGCACCGTTCGCGGGCAAAGTTCGATTGCACATGCTACACATCTTTGTGTGCATGATATCGTTCTCCTGTGTGTGAAACAGATCAGAAAAAATACTCATCGTGGTGCTACCAATTCTGCTTTGATTAGTTTCATATATGCTTTTTGTACGACAATGGCTTGTCGTTCAGCATCTTCCACAGCCTTGTGACTCGTAGAATGGCCGCCATCACTTAGTTTAACACCTGCTATTTCAAAGAGAGTTCTAGTATCTCTCATTGTCCAGAACGGCCAAGGGATAGGATTTGGTTTATCACTTGTTTGTCGCCAGGCGTGCTCCATAACGACCAAGTCGAATGGAGCACCGTTACTCCAAACAGCACGGCGATTCCAACAAAACTTATATAGCGTCTCCATGCATTCAGCAAACGGGACACGGCCTCTGTCGCCCATCGCTTCCTCGAGGGCTTCTGGGGACTGCTCGGACCACCAACGAAGTGTATCATCACTAATTCTCCTATTATATTTTTCTGTTTGGTCTTCTAATGTAGGTCTAAGTTCAAGTTTTTCAACAACACCTGAACCCTTAGGATCAAATCTTACTGCACCAATCGTAAGAATAGCACAATCAGGTGTTGTGTCTAAACTCTCAATATCTATCATAATGTCCGCCGCCATACTTATTCCTTATTCTTACAATTATCAAAATGGTATCGTTTCATTGAATTACGACCACCTACTTTACCACAATGTGGGCATGTTACCTTAGGCATGTTTTTATTAGGGTTCATCTCTCCTTGAAAGTTATGCGTACCATTAGCAATTCTTTCAGTAGCTACTTTCTTATTATGAATCTTTCCTAACTCACCTGCCCACGGATGCTTTCCTAATTCTACTAGTTTATTATTGCGTTGTACAGCATTAAGGCTACCTTGTTCACCTTGAAAGTTGTGTGTTCCATTATCTAATCTTTCTTTCTGAACTCGCTTACTAAGTTCGGATGAAAAGTTATGGGTGCCTTCGGCAATGCGTTTTGCGGCAACTGCTTTACTTAGTTTGCTTTGTAATTTCTTTGACACCTCAACCGGAACATTCATTCTCATAATGATAGCCAGACATGCCCCGTAGTCACCTTGCGAATAATGTACATCATAGTGTTCTTGAATAGTTACTAATTTCAAATTTTCAATGACATTATTTTGATGGTTACCATCAATGTGATGTATTTCATAACTTCTACCATCTTTATCTTTTGGTATAGGTCCGTTGTGCGATTCCCAAAGTTTCCTGTAATCCATTGTTTTAACTCCTGATAAAGTATTTATCATTCGTCAATCATAATGTCGTTTGTTTCCTTAACTATATTTTAATATGAACCAAGTCTCGTCTTCTGGTGTGTTAAATTTCGGATACAACTTGAAAGCCCCGGTTACTGAATCAAACTTCCAATCAAGTGAATAATTGCCCGGGTATAACTCTTGCATCTTACCATGTACTAATACGAGCATATCAATTTCATTGAGACTATTTGAAAGACCCGGTAAATCTGAATTTTGCCACTGTTTTAGATTTTCTTGCCAAGTGCGTGAAGCATTAGCCATTACTTTTCTTTCTTGCTTGAGTAGGGTTGTTCTATTCTAGGTAATCCACAGTCTGCACAATGACACTTGGCGTATGGCATGGAGAATTCATGTCGCTCTACAACTTCATAACTAGTCCAGCGATGCCAACCAAAGCGGCAACGAAATGATTGGATGGGTTTAAGTCCTGCAACTACACGCCATGTATTCTCGGCACTCATCGTACTAATTCCATTACTACTTTTAATTTCTCTAATGCGTCTTTGACTGTTGGGTTATAACGTTTGTCATAAACATCTTCCATAAACTGTTTGTATTTTGTTCTTTCATTAGAAGCCCCTGGGTACACATACGTGTCGCCGGTGCCTTCATAGTCAGACCTACCATCTTCTGACAGAATACAGATTCTTGAGCCGCACGGCGGTGCGATGTGAAACACGATGTTATCCCCGGATACCATGTATTGGCTACGTGCTTGTACAATTCCATTGATTGCTACTAGCTCACTCATTAGTTCTTCCACATTTCATAAGTAAACTTTGCCTTCTCGCCCCAGACTTCAATATACAACATTCCACCTGCCATCCAGAACTCCCATGTAGAACCGCGATCACCTAGATTTCTACGGCACCATTTAATATAGTCTACTGGATCAATTTTACTAAATTTCAAATCAATCTGATGAAAGATTTTACCCATGTGATGAATTTCATATTTACTTTGATCCTCAGGCGGACGAGTCCCTGTGTAGGGCATGAATGTGCCTGTGCTATTACCTATACCTGATATTGCCACTATTGATACCTCAATGCGAACCAAGTCGCTAATTCTTCTTTGTAAAACTTGAATATTGTATGTCTATTATACACTGGTTCATGGCCGAAGTCATCATATTTGGGCTTATGATACTCAAAATCAAAGTCCAAACCCTGTACACACCCGTTCTTTCTTAGTTCTTTTACGATGTCCATAATCTCATTGGGCATCAAATCTATGAGTTTAACCTCTATCATTCTGGAAACATTATCCTAAACCAAGTAGCATACTTATCTTCTTGGAATGTGAGGTTCCATACTATAACAGTCATTTGTCTCGTATTACCTTGTTGATCGGTATACTCAAATGGTTCGGTACCTTTCTTAGCGATCCAGCCTTCTCCACCGATTGAATTATGGAGGTAGTGCATTCTTGGCCCCACATTCTTAGCAAGCCATTGTTCTGCTTGTGGCTCTAGCCCTCGTTTAAGTTTAATCGTTACCATGTGTCAACAAATCAAATGCTGTAGCATATTGAACTTCTGGTTCCATATGAAACCCCGTACCCCATACTACCCAAACTCTACGCTTGTATGCTTTAGTCCAGAACAACGGAGCACCCGAAATACTTCGTCTGGGCCAAATGACAAACGTTTCAGTCCATGGATAGCAATCTGCGCCGTCTGTGATAATGTCAGTACGCTTCACAATTCTTCTATCTATGTTCCAGCCTATGCTTCTGTTTATGTCAAATTTCATGTCCATCTTAATAAAAACGCTGTGAGTAGTTCGGGTCTACATAACATAAGCTCACCGTACTGACAATTATCAACCCAAAGACTATCTTCGATTTCTTCTTGATAGCCGCTCTTACCAAATGAGGTTAAACACCAATCTTGTATTTCATCAGAGTCAACTTCGCCCCTGCCTTTCCAAGTAATAGTAGTAATAGTTCGTTTACTGCCGTAGTAGTGTTCATCCCAATATCTGAAGGAGCCTAATTCTTTAATTTCTTTTACTGCTTTGTGCATATTACTCATTTGGCATGTCTCCGTACCTTAATAGAAAGTTGACGTACTTTTCATCATCTATTATTTGGGCACCAATGATAGCTACCTTGTTATCAAACACACCAAAATCGACATTGATCCCGAACATATCTTCAGCGTAGGTATCATAATGACGATGTTTTTCTTCTAGGATTGGTTTGATCCTCTTCCACTCACGTGCGGAACGTTCAATCATTTGGACTAACTCTTTTGTTGCTTCTATTTTCATTGCCATCTTAATAAAAACCATTCTAAATCTTCTTTGTTGCGAAACCAAAATTTCGCATTGTTCACATACCATCTTTCACCTGGTTGAGGTATTCCCTTATCAAACCATATAGAACCCTTACTTTCTCCGAACATTTCTTCTACCCAGTCTTGTAGTATGTACCATGGGACTGCTTCATCCCAATCATCACAATGAGGTTTTGCGGTATAGTATCGTGCTCCATACACTCTGCCCTCATCAATTTTGAATGTCATAGCCATCGTAGAATAAACCATTCAGCATCTTGCTTACTTTTAAACAAGTAGTCACTGCCCAATCTACGATAGTCATCAGTACATGTTCCGGCTAACCAAATCTGTACATCAACTGCTTGCTCACCGTTCTTAAAATAAAACTGTACAGGTGTCCATCCAGTCTCAACTAATATATTTGATATGATACCCTCATCAATTTCTTTGCGAATTTCTTCAGCCAAGATATCCATCATTTCTTCTTCTTTGGTTTTTACTGCCATCTTAGTTTGAACCACGCATAATCCTTTTCACTTTTAAACGCATAGAATAACAAGTCATGTCCACCGATATCATTCATGGAAAAATCTTCTATATCACTCCATATCATTGTATCATCATATTGATTGTGAATCAAGCCCTTTTCCCGAATAACTCTATGGATATCATGTCTGACTTTACCCGAACAATTAGTATGACACCAATCGTCCATTTTCTCTAACCAAGGCATCAACAACTCACCGTCGGGTACTTTCTCAAAGTAACATGTATATGGGTAACCGTGATAGAAGTGGCTAACCAAAGTAGCGTACTTAATTATATCATCGTCATACTGGAGCTTGTATTGTTTATAAGATAAACACTTATGTTTCTTTAGAAAATTTCTGCTCTTTTTGAGTCTAACGTAGGCTTTGATTCGTCTAAGTATTTTCATTTATGTTTAAGTAGGCACCATGCATACTTACCTTCGTCTAGAATTTCAAAAGTACCATCAATATTACCGTCATTATGAATCCACATTTTTATTCCGTACTGTTCTTGTATGTACTTGTCAAACGAATCTGTGAAACCAGTATATGTCGGTTCATAGTAACCAGTATACTGTTTATCATATTCTGTTTTAAGAATTCTTAACAATCTCCAGTAATCGTACTTGTTCATCTGTATTCTTTGAAAGTGGTTTCTTCATACTCACCCGCAAATGCGATTCTGAATACTTTAGCGGCTTCACTATGTTCAAACTGAATTACATCATATTCTAAGGGTCTATCCATTTTGCTATAAGCCCCTCGCCATTCAACATGAAACCGACTGAAGGGACCTTTCTCAGGATATGCTTGTGCCCACTTATACATTTCAGTAGTACAAGGGTTGACTTTAAATCTGTATAAAAAGACAGGGCGATTGTTGCCGCCGCCACCGTAAAAATATTCCATTAACTCCACCTCAACTTAAACCACATATACTCTTGCTCACATAAGAACTTGAATATGAATCTGCCGGTGTGAATTTTACCACCCCTTTCCGGGTATTCTTCCTCTGATATCTCGGCTGCAGCACATATAAACTTATACCCACGCTCTACCCGCAACCATTGGTATGCTTGAACGTATACACTATAGCTGGGCACAGTGTGATGGAACATTTTCCCGCTCTCACACCTATGCTCGTGGCGACAAATATCTGTCCACTCTAGTTTGACTGTATCTGTCATGACCATCTCAACACAAACCAAGCATAATCTTTTTCGTCACGGAATTTAATACGGTCAATGTGTTCATCAACCCATCGTGTCCATGCATCAGGGCGTTTGGGTCGCGGACCAAACTGTTCAGTACACCATGCTATGATAGCATCATAATCTTCATAACGATGGTCTGCATAGTACCATTTAGCACGGCTAAATTTATATTTGAGCGGAGCGTAGTTAGCCTTCATAGTAAAGATTTCACCCACCGGGCCCGTCATGGGTTGTACACCTAAGATACTATTAGCTAGTAAAGTGGGTGTCACCTGTCTAATTATTGGCATGATGATTGGCTGTGCCATTTATTGTCCCTTCATGACCATTTCAATACAAACCAAGAAAATTTCTTTTCATCAATGACATTGTACCCAACTATCTCGTTATGATATTCTGACAAATGTATCTCTACCCCGCAGTTAGTTTCTAGGAAATGTAAGTAAGCATCTTCCTTCATTTGACCAGTGACAACTTTTGCTTCGGGTGGCAATACGATAGGTTTTTTGAGAAACTCATTCTGCCCTTGTCTAGCCACAATCTTTTTTACAAGTTCTAAATCCATCATAGCCACCTCAAAGCAAATATTGTTGCCATCTTTTCATCTTTCACTGTGATAGTAGGGACAAAATAAAATGGGTCGTCATAAAACGATTCCGGGGTTGTTGGTTTCTTAATACGCTCAAAGAACCAAGCATACTCGGGACTATCTTTTGTGTCAATGATACCAGGTCTAGTCAATGTTATATTGCCGGGTCCGACATTATCCCAAAGCCATTGCTTACATCCTTCGGGTACGCCTTGATTAAACTCTACTCTCATAGCCACCTTAATAAGAACCATTCGTAATCTTGCTTACGTTTGAATCCAAAGTATCTTCCACGATTGCGCCAGTTACCACTTTTAAAACTGTTATAGCAAAATCGTTCAGTTTCACGAATACGTTGCCAGTCATTGATAGTAAACTGATAGGGCCAGTACTTGTCATTGAGTTCTTCTTCACCGAACCATTGTTCCATAAAACTTTTCACTTTATCGTTCATCTGTTCAACTCAGCCCACATGCTAAGTTTACTTTTCATCAACTTTTCATTCTCTTGTGCTTTGTCTCTATCTCTGTAAGCCTCATCTCTGCACCATTCTACAGTCTTAATCTCTTGTTTAAGTTCACCGATAAAGTCCATGATAGTTCGTGCTTGAAGTTCTTTGATTTCTTTGAGGGCGTCGGATAATTTGTCGTTAAGATATTCAACTTCATTCTCAAGGTGCGTAATATATCGACCGGGGTGATATTGAGCACCATTCACAACACTATCAAAATTACACCATGTGTCATCCATACCAGCATCAAGCAAGTCATCAATGATAGCACCACTAACTCGTTGCATGTGAGTGGCAAGACGAACCCTCACAGGGTCATTATCATATCTAATGATATGCTCAATCAATTCATTATCTGATAAGTGATTCAATTCCATTTTAACTCCATCCAAGTTAATAATTCTTTGTTTACTAAAAATCTTGTCATTGCAGGGTGACAATCATCACATTCTTCTGCATACTTCCACATGTGAACTGGTTGGTCAAGTATCCATAATTCAACTTCTGACCGGGTATCAATTGCTACACAGTCATGTGAGTATAACATAGTTTCGTTTTGATTCTCAATAATTAGGAAAGGTTTAAACCCAATATACCCATCTACTATCTTAAATGGGCTAAATTGGTCACCGGGGTTTGCTATCTTTCGGGTAGCTTTCGCTTGAATGTCTTTACCAAACATTCCGAGAATCTTGTTCACAACTTCTAACATTATCTACTCAACTCTTTCACCATGTTAAATTTGTCAATGGCATTCATCACATTATTCCAAGCGTCAATTTCTGCTACTGAGGGTGGATGTACAGTATTATCACGAGGGTCGTGTGGTGGCAATTCTGACCATAAGCTAACTCTAACGCCGTGTGACTGAGGGGAACTCGATTCTCTCCAGTCTCTATAAAACTCATCCCAGTAGTATACCCCGTAGCCTTCTTCATCATCACCTAAAGTAGGCAATTTGTATGCTAGGTAATAACCCTCTACAGAAGGTCTATGATCGTCCGTAGAGTACCATACACTTGTAATCATTCAAACCTCAATTTCAACATAGTAATAATTTTAGGGTCTGTTACATCATAAGTAGCGTGACTATAATAGTCCCATGAAGCATACATTCTAGCCCAGGGACCATTTTCAAAATCTTCTTCGCCATAATTATCACTTAACCAACACCACACTTCATCATCAATCTTGCCAGCAACTCTCACTGTCCAGCGATTACCGCGATGTTTGTGCGCCATCAGATTGCCTCTGAACGCTTTCAGTCTCATGTTACCACCATCTTGATTCGCTGCATAATTTACATTCATAGCAGTCATCGTTATGACCGTGACCCACATGACGCCAGCCGCCGTTGTGCGGGCATTTACCTTGTAACACTAGCCAAGTTTGCTCTGCCTCACTTGGAGTAAAAATTTTGTCACATTGTTCTTCAGTAAGATCCATTATTCCCACCTCAACCTATACATCATATAAACATCTTCATCCATAACTAGATTATCTAATCCGTAGTCAGGATCTTCAAACCAGCGACCACCATGAACACCGAAGTTCTCAACTAGCCACATTCTCACTTCATTTCTATGTTTCCAAGTCCATCTTTCGATAGCGATACTATGTTGATTCATGACCACTTTAATATAAAAAATGCGTGAGTTTTTTCATCATCCCAACGTAAGTACCACCCTTGTGTTTTAGTTATAATCAGTTTACCACCTAATGGTTTAAGTTCATGGTTAGCAACAGTGATAGTTTGCCATTCATTTTCATGACCAATAGCAAGACAATGATTCCAAAAGTTATCAAAGTATTTGGGCCAAGGCTCTATCCATAGACCTCTACATACATTAACAATGTATCTTTCTCTAACAAAATAGGGTTCTTTCATAACCACCTCAAACTAAAATGAATAGCATCCTTTTCTCTATGAAAGTAGAACTGCATGTAGTCTTCCGTTGGGTGCCATGTGTAAAGTGTGCCTGGCATACCATATTGCTCAATTACCCAAGCACAAATCTCATTCCATGATTCTGTCCCATCACGCCCGTGCCGCCAATCAAGTGTTACTTTAGTACCCTGCGGCTTGGAGCGTGTCTCTGATTTGTTGTTTAAGATTTTCGTCACGGTTAAACTTCAATGCCCATTGTTGTGGATTTATATAATCTATGACTATTCTAACATGATCTTCATTTAAGTTAGCTAGAAATTGGGTACCACTGTCGCTACAATACAACATCCAGGGGGAGATTTTGCCCGTTGTTATGGCGTAACAGATTTTGTTCACATTCCCAAATCTCAACACATCATTTGGTAATATATTTTGGGCCTCACCCAATTCAACACACTTCTCAACGCTTCGGTAAATAGCATCAAATGGGTCTTCTATTCTAAGATACTCACACAAGAACTTTGTGTAGTTTGCGTCAGTTGCCCAATTATCTAGCTTGATACTATCTTTCAATAGCCAATCAACATATCTACTTACGTTGATAACTTGCACATCAACACAGTAACTACCGAACTTAGCAAACGCAGTATAGTACGGGCTACGAATATACTCCTCGTATGGCTTGGGTTTCTTTGCTGTTGTATTCTTTTTATAGAATTGCAAGAAGCATTGATATCCCAAACGATTGCCTGCGGTATCTCTACTAAGCCATCTAGATTTTGTTTCACAGATGTGGGAAACTAATGTGCGTTCTCTTGCAAATTTACGATTACAAAATTCACAACCATATATTGGTTTAGTTTCCTCGGTCTCGCTCATATTGTTCAATATCTTCATCAGTAACCATTTGTGCTAGTAGTTCAATGTCAGTCTGTTTCATCAGTGGGTATACACTTGCTAGATATACTTTCTTCTTGTGTTCTTTAACAAACACATCACTAATCATAGTCAAGTCACTGTCTTTAGTTCCAGGATAGATTTTGCTGTAATATTCTTTTATGTCTTTAGCCTTGGGTGTTTCTTTTAACATCGCAACTTTAGGTGATAGATGCGGGATCCACTTTCTACGTTGAGCACCCATGCCAGGACTAATAGCACATAGCATCAACCATTGCAATTCAGGATGACGTTGAACGTTTTCGTTGAACATGTGCTTGTTCGCTGCCATATCAGTGGCACGAATATAGTATCCTTGCAATTCACTGTTGCGTGAATCTACCATACTCATCCAAGTAGTCATCATATAGTGAGAGAATTTCTTCTTCTGGTCTTCCGTGAGCCTAGAATAATATCCATAGTCCTTCTTGTCTAATGCACCTAGTGCCTCAAACAAATCAAGGTCTTGCTTTTCAAACTTTTCGTCTTTTGCTATTGCGGGTTTTTTAGTTGCCATTACCAAGCCTGTTGATAGTCTACGATTTCACAGTTTCTACTAATCTCTTTTACAAAGTAAACACATCGGGGTTTATCTGTATCATCTATCGGTACACATAAGAACTGTCCGTTCTTCAATCGAGGTGCATACCATGTTACATCGTGATATATGTCTACAATCTCAATGTCTTGAAAGCTGGGTCTGAATGCTGACAATGGATTAAACTCAAATGCTTTGAATCCCCGATCATTGATACTTGTTAATGGTAACGTTTCTAAGTCACCCATTTCAGGTTCGCCTATTAATATTTGCCAATCAACCGGCATCTTTATAGTCTTGTCTCCCACTCTCAATACGAGAGCAGGTGAGTTAAACGATTCTAAGAAGATTAATGGAATGTAATGATAGTCTACGTTTGTTGGTGTGCTGTTATCTAAGATAGCAAAGCGTAAGTCATCTACTTCTTCTGGTAGTGTCTCTAAGTTATAGTATTGGTTGTCTAAAGTTAAAATTCGCATAATTATATTGTATCACTTATAGTCTAGTTTTTCAATCGAAAACGGGTACGACGCCTCTTTGTAGAACGTCTTACGTTGTGTCAAATGTCGTTTGGCGAATTTACAGGAACTCGTAATATCCCAGATTTGTACAAAGTCCTTATCTTCTGCCTTTCTAATACCTCGTCCAATAGATTGGATAACTCGAACAAAGCTCTTTCCGGGTTCCACAAGAACCAGATTGAAAATCCTAGGAATATTAATACCCACAGCGGCCACACCATAAGTCGCCACAATAACCTTGTTAGTAGCTGTAGCCACTTCATCATACTGTTCTTTCCTCTCAGTTAATCCTGTCTCACCTGACACAAAACTAACTTCGTAATCAAGTCTTTCTTTAGTGAATGCCTCACTCAATCTTGTTTGAATTGCTCTACCTGCTGACACTCTATCAACAAGAATTAATGTGTTGCCAGTCTCTTTAATCTTCTCAAGTAACTGACAAATAGAAGTCAATCGTTTGTCATCTTCAAGAAGATATTTCAATTCAGTTTGGTAGTTACTGAACTCTACTTTATCTTGTAATTGTACGATGTTAACGTGACAGTTTGATAACACGCCTTTGTCTTGTAATTCTTTTGCTGATAGTTTACCGATAACAGGTCCAAGTGAGACCATGATAGCTTTATAATCAAACTCACTCTTAGGGATAGTTCCAGTCAATCCCCAACGAATTGGAATGTGTGACATTACCCCTGTCAATAGTTCTTTCAATACGTCAGCTTTAGCCATGTGAACTTCGTCAACGATAACACAGCATACACCTTCAATGAATTCACCTATTGTAATCTCTGCTTCATCTGCTTTAGTTTTCTTTAACATGTTGCCAAGACTTTGCCACGTACAAATTGTGTGAGTCTTACCGTAGTCTTTTCTGTCACCGAAGTATACACCTACGTCTAATCCCACGTTAATGTAATCACGTTCTGTTTGTGTAACCAAGTCCTTGTTAGGAACGATAACGATTGAACGTCCATAACCCTCTACTGAATAACTCAGTGCGGCAGTCATAATTGTTTTGCCAGCACCAGTCGCAACTTCTTGTAGTGATTGCGGATTCTTTAAGAAGTTGTTGATAATCTCAATCTGATAGTCACGAATCATAACAGGAGAACCTGCCATTGGATGCTTGTCAGGCCACACGTGCGCGGCGAAGCTATCTTCTTTGAACTCGGTGAAGTTGAACGTAGTAGAATACTCACGCAAGTCTTCTAGCTCAATATCATAACCTGCTTGGTCAATGAAGGGAAGGATGTCAGGTAATAAGTTTACAAAACTAGAACCACCTAGACTGAAATAGCTAATCTTGCCATTCCAACGACCAAGCCGGACACTTGGTAAATACCTCGCACCCGGCTTCTCATACTCAAACTTCTTCATCAGAGCCTTGCGCTCTGTTAGTTCGAGTCCTTCTATTTTTACGTTAACTTCATCCTTAACGATTATTTTGCATTGTTTCATTTAATAAAAATTGGTTTACTGTTTACTACGTGTATAACTTTGGCAGCTTGACGAGAATCCATCATGGATTTAGTCCAAAAGCCAGATACAAGTAGCACGGGGTATTCACTATCTACGAAAGCATCATTGACTGGCTCTCGGGTTGATAGTGTTAATTGCTTCATGTCAGTGTCGTTTAGTTGCTCTTTCAACCCTTTGAAAAAATTACTAGAACTGCCGGTGAGTTCCATAAAAGCAACACAATCTGTTTTAATTGATTGTAACTTGTCTATGATAGAATCATCGTTTATTTCTACTTTGGGTTTAGGATCTATAGCAAAGGCTATTTCATCAACCGAATACGTTTCACTGAACTTCATCAATACTGTGTCATCAATAGTGACACCATATCTTACTAATCTAGCTAAGACTGAAAGGTCTAAGTTAAATTCTAAATCTGTAATTGCAGATTCAAGATATGGATTTGTTGCTACAACATAGAATGAACCGTTGATATACTTGTAAGTAGGATTCCAATATTTCATATCCTTGTACTCACTAGCTGTATTTATAAACTCTTTAGTTTGGTCGCAGTAGTTTACTTTGTTATAATGTTTTTCAATCAGAAAGGTAGCTATACTTAATGAATGAGTACACGCAGGGAATGTCCAGCACCGGTCTTCTTTGTTCCACTTACCATCAATGTCAGCTTGTTTGAATTCATCGATGAATTCTTTCTTATATGGACTATGTAGTAGAAATACATCCTCCATGAGATTCAAGTGAGCCTCAGTGAATTGTGGTAGACTTTCAATCGGTTGTAGGTTCCATGGCAGTGCCAACATTTCATCTACGTTGATTTCCATTTTAGATAACTGTCTACTATACCTAGCGATTATCTTATCTAACAATGCTACTTGGTTAGAGGTCAATGGTTTTCCTTCAATGAGGCTCATTGATTCTATATTAGACAAGAATCTTTTATCGTAAGTTCCTAAACTTACGTTGGTTATAAAAAAGTATATTAACTGTTCTTTTGTTGTAGGTTTCACTTTTTTCATTCTCTTAGTATATAGCTTTTAGTACACAGAAGTCAACACTAGAGGTGAAAAAAGGGGACCGAAGTCCCCAGAAAGTGATTGAAATTTAATGATAGATAGAACCTAGTAACGTCTTGCCTCTGTTAATCTTATTACAGTTGCCGCAATGACGAAACTGGAACAACGCTTTACGCTTAGTTGAAAGGAACACATTTTCATGTACACCTTGTTGAGGTTCACCCCACATTGTCCAGTTATGAATGCCAATGCGACACCAAAAACTTTTCATAAGAGGTGTTTCATCCTTTAAGATTCTGAATGTATTTTCTTTTTCATTCATTCTTTAAGCCTATTCCAAGTAGCCATTCGTTCAGTATCATAAATCTGATATAACCCATAGATCCAATTATACACAAAGAACAAGGGAGGACAAGCAACCACACACTTCATTACTGTTCGCAATGTGTCTCCGCTGTCAATTAACCAAGCACAAATCACGCCCACTACTATTGTCCATATAGCGCCGAGGATGACAGTCATCAGAATAGACAATGCCATTTCCTCTTGAATGAATTGACGATACTTGTATAGCCAGCCCCACTCACCACCGAAGACTTTACGCTTCATGCGCTTGAGTAGCCATAATCCAAAGTTCATTCTTTATCCTTTAATGAATTCATATACTCAATACCCTGTGCGAATCCTCGCAAGCCATCTACACTAGAAACGTCAGCAACAATCGTACCTTTGTTATTATGAATATAAAAGCCCATATTAATTGCAGACACTTTGTAGCCTAATTGATTAAGTTCACGTTCCCATGATTGAAAACGTTGTACCAATTCAAAGTCTGTCATTCTTCAACTCCAAAATGTTCTTTAACCGCATTCCAAGATAAATCGGGATTCATGTGCCCCCTGTGAGATTTAACAATAACACTATGGCATTCCTTGACAATCAACTCGGCGAATGTTTCGGGATCAAACACTTTCCTAATGCGGTCACCCGCTGGATCATCTATCTCTTTGTATGAGTTGGGGCATATCCTGTATGGGATAGATAACAATGATTGTTCATAAAGTTCATCTAGTCGGTGGTTCATTCTTCAACTCCGAAACGCTCACGCATAACATCCAACACCCGCAACGCACCAGCAACTCGCTTTTGGACTGCAACTGCGTCTTCACCATCATTGAATGCAGTTTGAGCAACACGAGTAGCAGTTTCTTTTACAGCCTCGGTAAACTCAACGATCATCAACTCGGCGAACTTTTCCATTTCTTCTTCGTGTGTCATGTACAACCTGGGTCCAATAAAATAACCACAACTTATCGCAGCCTGTTCAGCAAGTTCTTTAATTCGTTCATTCATTCTTCAACTCCTGCGGCAAACCGCTCTAGGTATAACTGATATTCCGATTGGTTTATTTTATCAATTTCATTTTGTAAAGATAGTCCGTGTAATTTTTGAAAATCGGATATCATTTCTTGTGCAGTCTGAAATTCGCCGTCTTTTAACTTACCGCCGTATTTTTCAAACCATTCAGTGTATGTTAGTTTAGTCATTCTTCAACTCCGAAATGTTCAGTAATCACATCATACATACACCGTATCTCAGTTTCAGTATTATCTGCACGATTAGCAATTATGGCACATTCTTTCACCAGCAACCGGGCGAATTGTTCTACATCCATGTCGCCACCACTCACAAACTTCCGGTCAGTGTAGACACTATCACCGTTAGCCTGCTCAACATAGCCACCCTGCCAGATTCCGCCAGCTTTGATGGCAAGTTCGTTGATACGTTCTCTCATATTAACCTTTCATACAAGTTGCTTTAGCGAGTTCACGCCAGTTACCACTAATCTTCACGAGGTCAGCAACTTTCAAACACATACGCAAAGACACTTCACGCAATTTAGAATGATTAGCCTCAATGAATGCCATAACTTCGTCAGTTTGTTCCTGAGTAAAGTCATAGTCAGCAAACAAACCACCATCAGCATCACGGTGAACTTGCTTGATACGCAACATTTTGTCACGCTCAGTATCAACAGTCAGGTCTAAGAAGTGACTACGTGATTGGAGAGCATCCAAGTGAGGTGTCATCTTGCTTGCTTTTTTGCTATCGAAAGTTTTGTTTGTAATGAAGATGATTGAACCCTCAAAGTTGAAAGTGTTTGGCACACCTTCGTCACGCAACAAACGACTATCTTTGTTCCAAGAGATACGGCGAGTCTTACCTGAATCCAAAGCGCCCTTCAGTACGTTAACAGCATCTTGGTCATCCCAAATGTCACAGTCATCAAACACCAAGACATTTTTCTTGTCACTGAATTTGTACAACTTAGCGAACAAGCCGATGCCTGACATTGCACCTTTGACAATCTCAAAGCGAGGACGCTTGCCTTGAATCTTGTCAAACATAGATGCTTTCTCCATCTGTGTGATAACACCGTGTGACTTACCGATACCTGCAGGACCTGTCACAATCATAGCACGAATATCGCCTGCGATACAGGCACGAGACATTTCATCAAGCACTGCGAATCGTGAGGCAATACGATCCATTGCTTCTGTCTCAGTTTCTTTAACAGTCTCAACTACCTCAGGCATACTTGCACCAAATTCAATACATTGTTGATTATCAATTTGAATACGCAATTCGTCACTACGACCCGGGAACTGACCCTCATTCTTCACAGTAACGAAACCACCTTTAGCACCTAGTTGGTAACCTTTCACTAATGTGAAAACTTGATTAGAAACTGGGGTGTTGCGATAAGAGCCAGAAACGATGCGAACTGTAGTCATTGAAACCTTTCGTGTGTAAAGATGTTATTATACTATGTTTTGGGTTTATTGTCAAGCCGTAAAGTCGAACAAATAACCGTAAGAACCATCCTTGGAAATGAGTACTTTATTCTTATAATCTTTAGCTAGTTTGTGATAGACTTTGCGGGCTTCGTCTTCGGAGCAAACGACCGACAATGTACCATAGAAAAAACTAGCAGAATTTTCGTCTTTGAGAATCTTAGCAACTTTAGCGAGGACTTCTTTTTCGAACGACATACATGCTCCTTTAATCAATCAATACATGTATTATATGCCCAAAATGATTATTTGTCAAGCCTTTTCGAGCGTCCAGTTATCAATACTATAGTATTCAAATTCGTCTTGTTTGCGTCTGCAATAGGCACCCTTAATTTGTAATACTTTTTCAGTATTAAAAACGTTCTCCCAGATATGCTCTAGAGGGTTCTTTTTGTCAAGGGTCATTACAACTGCTGAGTTAACTTTATTGTCCTTGAACCAATACTCAATCGTTGTGGCACGTTTACGTTTCTTAGCAATCTTTTTGAGAGGTTCCAATGATGCAGTTAGTGTCATCACCTTAGGTGTATGTGACTCATCCATTTTCTTGAATGATTGATTCGTAGTTACTAAGTCCTTGACTACATCAAGTTCAGTGTCATATTGATGGAAGATAGGAAGATAGTAAATTAAACCCATCATGTCATTGCGAACAATCGTACCGTCACTATGGACAAACTTGTTTAAGTCTTCACGATACGGAGTGAAGGGTTTATCCCCCTTAAGTTTCCACATCATAATCTTCTTGCTATAGTAATCACGAATTACTTTAGCTTCTTCTCGGTCAGCATCTGTAACTTCATCGAATAATTGTCTATCCAATATTTTACCGGAAGTGCTTTTGCCTGCATCACGTAACCGCTTCCATGTTACGCTTAATGCAAGAGTGTCTTCGGGTGATTCGCACACCTCGTATCTTTTGACTTTGTGATAATCACTATTCAAGCCACTGAGTGAATCTAAAATGTTGATAGTGTGCTGACTTGCGGCTGAACCTATTGTGATAGTAGGTGACCAAGAAACGTTACTTAAACTCATATTGAAATATCTTCCATTCCACTAGTACGCAAACGAACAATATGTCCCATCTGCCATTGTTTTGCTTCAATGCCTTTAAGTATACCTAACCAACGATTACGTAACAATGCTACTTCGTTAATAATGGTTTCAAAGTCAATAACTTCTTGTTCACCATCGACATACTTCTCGGCATCACGACTTGTTAAAGCTCTATTATACGCTTCTAAATACTTTTGAAAATGTTTTCGGCGAATTTTCCGTAATTGAATATTGAGATAATTCAACACAGCCTCAATCTCTTGAAGCTGGTTGAAACGGTGTTCAGTAACTCCGGGTAAAGCGGCAATGTTCTTTTCAACATTGCCGTAAATCTTCACATCATTTCTAGCCGAACCAAGTTCGGCTTCGTAATGGTTAATGAAATCGGGTATTACTGATAAGTCTTGTGATACTCGGGTATACCAGTTTGCCATTTAATCCCATTCTTCGTCTTGGTCTTCGTCTTCATATTCTTCGTATTCTTCTTCTTGGAAATGCTGTTCAGCATAACCTTTCAAAGCCTTAGTAATATCCTTGTCCTTGAATTCGTCTTTGATATCATCAACTTCATAATTGTTGTCCATCAAATAATTCACTAGGGTGTCGGCTGCTTCACTGCGTTCATTAAAGTCAATATGCTCACGCAATATTTCCCAAACTTCTGATACGATACTTAAACTCATTCTGTAGATTCTCCTTCTTCATTTGTTAAATCTACATTACTTATCTTTGCCATCTTAGTTGAATATTCTGACATAACTGTATCCAAACAACCGTCAGTGTTTGATTCCCATGCTTTGCGGAACTTCTTAATGATAACTCCGTCAATGCCCGTGTACACTAAACTGTTGCCTTCTTTCTTCAACAATTCATCTTTCTCAATCATATCAACAAGACCTGAATATGGACTCATACCTGTGTCATATGGAATCTTAACTTGCACACCTTCGAATGGTTTTGCATAGCGAGTTTTCATAATCTTACAAGCACTACGAATACCACGAACGTCTGTAACTTTGTTACCGTCTTCGTCTTCTTTCAACTTCAACTTCTTCATCGCAACAACGATAGAACTTGCATAAATGAAACCTTGACCACCAGAGATTTTATCATCTGGATCAAACATATCTTGCGATGCGTATGTGTGGTTCGTTGCTACCAAGCCGATGCCGAGTGAACCAAACATGTTAACTGTGTTACGAACAAGTGCTGTAAGTGCTTTAGGCTTACGACCCATGTCACCTTTCATATCACCTGCTTCAAACTGATTAACGTCAGTTGGAGTCAACAACATACCAAGTGAATCAACAACGAACAAGACTTTTGGTCTATCTTCTGTAGGTAATGTTTTGTAATCAGCTACGAACTTACTAATTGTTTTAGCCACGTCATCAATCATAGCCATGTTCAATTTTAGAAGTTTAGCTTCACTTGTGTCAACTCCTAAGTTATGCAACCATGTTTCGTCTAGTGCATTCTCTGAATCAATGAGGACAACAAAGATACCTTGCTCTTGAGCGTGGCGAACCAGGTTCCCGGAACAGATGTAACTCTTTCCCGAACCAGACTCTCCAGCGAATACAGTAACTTTGCCAAGAGGTATACCTTTATTAAAATCACCGCTAATGAGATAATTAAGTGCATAGTTTCCTGTGCTAATCCAATCAGTGGGGTCATTAAATCCAATTGATAATCCTTCAATACTTTTTGTAATGTCCTTGCGGAACTTACTTACGTCAAATGGTTTTACCATTTCTACTCCTTATATATACTTATTGTCTATTTGTACCGTTAGTATACGCACTAAACGGTTGCTTATCAAGCATGTCTGGGCATTTGTCTGCCATGCAATCTAATTCATAATCAGATGGAAAGTGTCTCAATGCGCCTCGTGCTCGGTCACGTACTATGCTAGGTACTCTAGGTGTCTTACCTGGATCGCATAGTTCTTCTAATAGTTTTCTACCTTGCTTTAGGGCACGGTATCTTTCATCAGGCATTGTCATAACATACTCCTTAATAGGGGAAGGTTAACCTTCCCCGTTTTGATTAAGCAGGCTTGTTTTGACGGGCACGAATCATTGCTAAAATGTCTTGTGCTTTATCGCTACTAGGAGTTGCTTTTGGAACTTCAACTGGGGTGCTTGCTGATGATGGCTCGTCATCACCTTCCCAAGGTTGTTTAGCTTCTGCTACGGGTGCTGTTGCGGGTGCGCTTGCTTCTTGTGCTGGCGCTGCTTGTTTTTCCGCGGTCGAACCTGCAGGTGCTTCTACACCGAATGGACGGTAGTAATTGCCCCAACGCTCGTTGTCGAATGGGCGACCATCAACTGATGCTTCAAACATTTCTTTGATGATACGCAATTCTGCTTCACCTGGCTTCTTAGGTAAGAACTCAGCCAAGTCAAATAGACCATGTGCATCAACTGCTGATGCTTCTGCTTCGGTCAATGCAGATTCTTTACGTGCCCAGTTACTAGTTGAGTAGTCAGCATAACCACCCTTGCTTGTTTTCTTAACGTTGAAGTCAAGACCACGCATGTAGTCTGTTGGCAATTCTTCCATTTCAGGATCCATCAAACTAGATTTGATGACTGTAAAGATTTGTGGGCTGATAACGAAACGGCGAATTGGGTTCGCTGGTGTCTTGTCATCACCAAGTGGGTTTTGACGAACAAAACCTTGGAACAAGTAACTACGCTTCTTCCAGTATTTGTTTGCCATTTCTTTCAATGTTTCGTCTTTGTACCAAGGACGAACTTCTGCCAATACTGGACAAGCCTCACCGTACATTTCCATACATGGAACTTGAACGATAACTTGTTTCATATTAGTATCACCCTTAACACCGTTGAATGGTAGTTTGATGATTTGACGTTCTACCCAGAAGAATGTGTTGTTTGGATTTGCGTCTGGCAAGAAACGAATTGTAGCTGTTGTGCCTTCGTCCATGTTCCAGTGGGGGTAGATTGCGTTGTCTGATTGCTGACGTTCGCCGCCAGTAGACTTGTTTTCTTGTGCCGCGATACGGGCACGAATTTCTGCTAATGATGCCATAATAATATTTCCTTAATAAATTGAGATGGTCTCTGTTTTAATATTCGCCACTACCTATTAGTGACTAACACAGATGATAGTTTAGCATTACTATCAAGCAGTGTCAATAGTATTTATCCCAGATATGGCTAACCTCACTTTTATGTGAGGCTTTTGGGAGAATTAATATCCGCCTGTTAAACGGTCTAATTCGTCAGTGAAGTTCCTAAACATGGATTCTTGTAGTCCACCTTGTGATGGAGGCTCACTAGGTATACCGGGTAACTCAGGTGCTACGGGTCTAGACTTACGTAACCATCCACGCACTCTGGCTAGATATTCTTCTACTGTCTTGTCTGTTATGTCATCACCATATATTAATAATCCGCCAGTAACTGTTCTACGAATGATTTCCATTAGTTGTTGAACTGTGTATTGTTTTAAATCAATTGGATATTGATTTCTATACCAACGAACTAGATTTGGAATAACAGTATCTTCGATGTAGTCAGGTGTAACTTTTTGATTTGTTTCTGGTTTGTCTACCATAGTGATAGGCAAATCTTGTTCGTTAACTTTGCGAGGTTCTTGTTTCATTGCATCCTTCATATCATCTGGCATAGTTGATGATTGTTTGCCTTGATTCTTGAATATGGATACTACTTTGTCTTTGTCGAACGGCTCATCATCTAACGTATCGTCTATGTCAACTTGAGATGATCCACTAGCAGCTTGCAGTTTAGCCGCTGCGATTTCTTCTGGATCCACTGGCTCTGGTTGGATCTTGGCTAAATCCGCCTCATCCTTTTCTTGTCTATCAGCGACACTACTAGCAACACTTCCAGCAGTAATACCTGCTTGTTGCAGAATATCAGGATTGATTTTATAAATCAAATCGGCTAGACGGTTGAACTTGTCCTGTAGATTGTCGTTCTCTTTTTCAACGTTATCTAAGACTTCTTTAGCTCGAACTTCAATTTTCTTGACCTTGTCGTCTAGATCACCGAACTTATTCCCCCACTGACCAATCTTTTCAGCATTCTTGGTAATACTCTTTTGGAAACGTTTTTCTTTTGCAGCCAATTCTTTTTCAGTAGTCTCAAGTCTACCCATCACTTTGTTGAATAACTCGTCATCTACGTTCTGGCGTTGACCTAATGCAGCTAATGCAGCTTGAACTTTTTGAACGTCAGTGTTGTCCACTGGACCAGATTTAATTCTGTTAACCTTATCGACTAGTTCTTGATATTTTGCGTCATCGACGCCTGGCTTGTTTTGTAACTTCTCTAAGTCAGAAAGCATGTTTTGTACTTTATCAGCACTTGCCTTAGCAGCCATTTGTTGAACTTCACCAGCTGGTCTTAACTTAGCACTTAGGTCACGTAGTCTTGCAACTTCTTTATCTGTCTCTGCTTCTTGACGTTCTAAGTCATGTAATTCATTGCCAATATCAGTTACGTTCTTACGTAGTTTTTCGTTTTCACGCTTTACTGTGTTGATTAACTTGTTCTGAGCAAAGTCCATTTTTTCTTTGTCAACAAGTTCATCGTTCATATACAATGCTAGTGCTTGTTCTGGACTTAGTTCAGGATGGGCACGTTGTGCTTTATATTGAATGTCGATATTTCTTGGTAAAGGTCTATCAGCCTTAGCAGTCATAGGCGTGCCCATTCTAGTAGGCTGCTTGAATTCTGTTATGTCATCAGCCCATGATTCTAATAGCTTTATTTCTTTCATAGACCTGACAACTTTTTGATTTTGCTCAATGGATCTTCTGCAACTAATTTACCACGTAATCCTTTTTGTGATTGTGGTTTGTTTCCTAAGACAGGGCCTGTACTTACTTTATTAGTGGGACCTAATTGTCCTGCCTTACGTTGGTCACTATCAATGTTCTCAGTTGTTTCTTCTCTGCTGAGTTTCTTGGCTAGTGCACCTAAGTCTACCTTGCCTAACTTTTTCTCAATACGTTTTACAGCATCACCTGCACGTTTAACGGTGTCCTGATATTCATCACCATAGTCGGCTTCTTCAGGATCTTGATAATCTTGTACGTCAACTTCTTCGTCTTCGTCATCTTCATCACGGTCAGTATCAACCTTTTCAAATGAAGCTAATGAACTCATCTTACCATCCATTAGATTATCAGCCCATTCTTCAAGTTCTTTAACTTCTGAAATATCTGATTCAGTGATGTTCTTGCTCAACTTACCTAAGATTGGCATCACTGATTCGATGCGTGGATCTAAACTAGATTGCATGAACATTTCACTCAAGTCTACATCTTCGTCTTCCATCAATGCAGGAGTATAACTTTCGAAGTATGCAGTATATCCCTTTTTACCTGACATCTTATGTAAGGTCTCACGTAATTTCTGATAGTGATTGATACCTTCAGCTACTAATTTTTGGGTTGATTCATTGAACTGTTGACCACGTGTTGCACGAACAAATCCTGCCATCTTAGAATATTCTTCTACAAGGCTAGTGATATGACCACCACGTTCATCATACGGTGTGCCACCTTCAGCAATGTGTCTGGCATACACACGTGCGATGCCGGGTTTTGTTGTTGGAACTAAGAATCGTTCGCCATTTGCATTTTCTACGAAAATCTTTGCGATGTTGCGATAACGTTGTTCACCTTCTTCGATTTGACGAGAATGTTGCAAAATAATCTTTGTAGTAGGTACATTGTCGCTATAGCTAGACTTCTTGCCCATTGGGTAATAACCCTCACGTAAACCTTCTCTTTTGTTGTGTTCTCTTTTAGCCATATCTGGTTCCAGATCATCTTGGTCGCTTAGTTCAAAGCCCAATTGTCTATTCTTTGCGAAACGCTTTAAATGCCCTAACAAGTGTGTGAATGATTCGCTGTCATGTGAACTTGCTTTTGGTGCAGATTCAACGTCATCTCCATAATACACAATCATTCTATGCAAGCCGTCGACTGTTACAGTGACTTTTCCATATTCTACGTCATCTTGAATGAAGTCGAATTGGAATACTTCTGCTTCGTCTGGGATAGCTACTTTCTTACCTGAACTAGTAAACATGTCAGGGCGATATCCTCTGCTTTTTAATAGTCCGTATAGTTCTCTGTTTAATGAATCGGTGTTAATTGGCATAATTTTGTCTCTAATTAATTATTTATCAATTATCCCAGGATAGCATAGAAGGGAAGGGGCAATACAATATCCTCATGGTCACGGATTTGCTCTTCCAAGTTGTAATGATAGTCTCCTAAGTCCTGGATCATGCGGGTTGTAAGCAACGTAGCAGCTACTAAGTCATCAGTTTCTCCTAATTTCGCCGCAAAACTGTCTTTTGAAGCAATATAGTTCTTTAATTCTGAGATAAGACTGTGACTATAAATCTTCATTCTCTTGGATTCTAGTAGATGTTTGAACTTAGTGCATGCAGCCATCTTTGTTTTGTGGGTAGTAGTAAAGCCCTTACGCTTCTTTCCAGGCTCACATAGAAAGATACCCTGAATATTTGTTTCACCATACTCTTGCAATGAAATTAGGGCACCTTCACCCACCGAGTTGTTCTCTACCGAATAGTAGATATTGTTAGATTGTCCGGTGGCATCACAGATATGTTTACAAATATTAGCTAACAGTTTAATTTGCTCAGGGATAGGAGTTTTGTTGTGTTTCCACTCACCTATCTGCTCTGTAGTGTTTGCTTCAAACACTTGAATTGCAGCATAGTCACCACCTGTACCCACAGCAGGATCTAATGCAACTGTGTAGATTTTATCTTTTGAAGGTTTTTTATACCAACGTACTTGACCTTCTCTATGAATAGGCTCGATTCCTTCCATGTCAATCAATGTAGTGGGAGCAATCAATGTTTCGTCAGCAATAATGAACTCGCAACCAATCTCTCGGCGGAATCTATCTTCACCAAGCTGAGCCTTCATCTGAGTTGCCCATGCTTCATCACGTTCAGGATGTTCTTGCCAGAAAGCACGATATGCTTTGAAGCCATTCACTCCTAATTCTGTCTTGTTACCAAACTCATCTTCACATTTGTTGGCACCTTTCCAAATTAAAGCAAATTGGTCTTCGTCTGAGTTGGGAGTACTTGTGATAATAGCTTTACCACCAGTTGCTAGAGTAGGTGTAATCGCTGTCCAGAACTCTGTCGCAATCGTAGGTCGAACGAACGCAAATTCGTCTAGGTATAAGAGTGTAATAGACATACCACGACCTGTGTTTTCAGTTGTTGTAGCTGATACAATACGAGATCCGTTCTCAAAGTCTAACGAACCTTTGTTATATGTCGTGACACCTGCTTTGATATGATCGGGACAGTTCTCATACGCATAACGAATACGTTGCATAATTTCTTGAGCACCTGTATACTTGTGTGCTGCAATTAGAATCGTAGAGTCAGGTACGAACATAGCGTACCATAATAGATAACCCGCAGCACTTGTTGACTTACCTGTTTGTCGAGGCATCAATGAGATTGAGTAACGATTCTGATGATAATTCTCAATCAATCGTTTCTGATAATCCCATGGATGATAATTCATTGATCCTTTTGTAGGATGCTGAATCATAAAGAAGTTGTCCATGAAGTACATGGGTCCCGTGTTAGGATCACAGCACTTGATGAAGTCTGTTAATTCTTGGTCGTTTGCGTATTTTGTTTTTACATACGGAGTTTTAACTAAGGTAGGTGTATTTGCCATAATTTTATTTATTAAGAAACGTTAGTCGTTATACCAAACTATAGCGGCACTGACCTTTTGTATTGCCGCGGTTGACATAACAGCGATAGTTGCTTGGTAGCCAGGCGGAACAACTACACGATAGTCACTTAGGTCAAATTGTGTAACTGATCCGGTATTACCTACAACAAAGGTAACCACCGGGAAATATTGCCCTTGTGTTATCGTTCCATTTGTGTAACTAACTGTTACCGATTGACTATCCTGTGTAGTATAGTTATCTACACCTGTTGCTAGTGCAATAACGGGTTCAACAAAAACATATACTTGGCTAGGATCATTACATTGTGTTGCTACAGTAATATCATCTAGTAATAATTCTCGTGCGTTTACTGTTCCACTGTATGTGTATGGATTTTGAATTGAAAGAATTTGGTATAAGATGTTTTGTGTCAAACTCGTGGCAGTAGTAGTTGCTGATCCAGTGTAACTGTTACGATTAGTGATGCCTTCTAGACCCATCATCATACTGGCTGCTTTAACAGTTACCGGGGTCGACCCGCCTTGATTTAGTGCTAATATAGCTATCTTGAACGCTGGGTTATTCAATTCTAATTCATCATCGTCTGTTTGTAAGTGCTGATATACTAATTCAAACTGACCGCTAGATGGATTCAAGATAAAGAAACTGACGCCTGCCCAACTGTATTTTAGTTCATACTGATTAAACCCTTGTGGATTGAACCACGCAGGTAACGTAAAGTCTGTGCCCGCATACCACCATTCGTTGGTTGGCGCAACACCTGCTTGCACTTGTGCAATTGAACCACTAAATGTTCCACTACCACTGATACTGAATGTTCCATTTGTTGGTCCAGTTCCAAAGTTTAATAACTCAACTGTGTTATCACGTTGGTTAGCTAACCATAATCCACCAAATGCTGATTGTGAAATTTGTTGTGCTACTTGTCCTGTAGTTAATCCTGCACTGATTGCTATCACATAAGCAACACCGTTAAGTGTCACTGTTACGTTTTGTGCACCTGAATATGAGCTAACTGTTATTCTGTATATAGCCCCTCTGCCGCCGTGTACATGTAGGAAACCAAAAGTGGTGTTGTCATAACCAAACCAATAATTATTTTCTTGGTTGTTCAATCCCATGCGTTGGCTAGTGCCTGCCGCTGGAGCGTCAAACTTACTATACCAACGAGCAACTAGACTTTGTCCTGGCTTGTATGTGTTGAAACGTCTACTGCGTAGTAGTCCATAACTGCCTAAAGTAGACGTAGATGATACTTGATATGAGCCGCTGCCGGTTGTAGCATTGCCGCCACCTGCTGTGATTGATTGGGCGTCTTTGGTATAAATGCCATAGCGACCATCTAGTTGTACTACAGGTGTAATAGGAACCGCATAAGGTTCACCAAAGTAGTCACCAACTGATAATGCCGGTACTGTTGTTACTGTACCAGTGATGCCAACATTGCCATCAACATGCCATGGGTCTGTCCCTTGAGTTACGTTTACGTTGCCTATTATTCCTACATTACCACTAACGTTGGCATTTACATTGCCACTAACATTAGCATTAATGTTACCTGAAGAAACAATAACATTGCCACTAACATTAGCATTAATGTTACCTGAAGAAACAATAACATTACCACTTACATTGGCATTGACATTACCTGAAGAAACAATAACATTACCAGTGACACTTGCGTTAACATTTGGCATTGTGAGTATACCTACATTACCGTGAACATTAGCATCTATATTACCTGAGTTAACTATTACATTTCCGCCGATAGGCAAATATGGTACATCCAATATACCGCTTGTACCTACTTCACTTATATGTGTATGAACGGGATCTTCAGGTGAACTAAAAACTTGTACATTGCCGGGAATATTAACATTACCGCTAATAATAATGTTACCTTGGAATCCGGTTCGGACATAAACATTACCACTAGGTTCATCTAACGCTAGTGCTTCTGTTATGTTTCTAAGATACCACGGCTTAACGTGGTCTGGATCTGGAACTGATGGCATTAGACTTTAACCCCAATAAAGATATGGTCGTAACGAATAGCAGCCCAAGTGGTAGTGTTAGTGTCTCCGTAACCAGTAGTCAATGCGGAACGACATGCAGAGTTGAATGCACACGCATCATATGATACTAATATAACAATATTACCACTCGTTACTGCACCAAGAGCATTTGCTAATGCTGTTAGGTTAGCAGGGTTGATATACGTATCATAGTTAGTTACACTAACTAAATCACCGTAACTATTAGTTACAACCATAGTGTGACCACGCAAAGCTGTGTTTGCTAGTTCAATGTCATTGACGACTACACGTGCATTTTGATAGCTTGGAACGTCATAACTTGATGAGTAAGCATAAATCTTGTTACCACTTACATATTGGGTAGTGTATATTGCAACTGTATCATCAATTGCTTCGTAGAAAGTAAACGGAGTTGTTGTATCTATCCAAGGACGGCCTTCTGTCAATCCACCTGTGTTTGGATTGTCATGTACATCATCGTCTATATATTGTGTAGGTAACTCAGTGATATCATATGTGCTTCTAGGATTACTTGAATTTTCTCTATCCAATGCTGCTAAATCTAATTTACTTTTTTGTCTAAGTTCTAATGTAGCAAGACGAGAAATCTTATTGTGTGTTCTTAACTGAGAACCAGTTGTAATAGAATAAAATGCCAATGTCTCTGAAACATCTAAAAGAGCATTGTTAAACACCAAATCAAACCAATCAACACTACAACCTGTAGTAGTTTGGATTGTTGTTTTGAACGTGCCTATAGTAGTAGTGTCAGCAACAGTATAGCTATCGTATTCTGCCGCATTAATCAAACTCTGAACGGTGATAGTGATATTAGCCATTATTAGCCCTTATACGCAGTATCTGGATACAATGCTACCGTTGAAACTCTAATGTCTGCTGGATGCTTGGGTTTATTTACGTCATTGCCCATAGAGAAAAGTACTTTCTCATCCGTGTACATTTCGTCCGGACTATTAGAGAATTGCTTTTCAGGACTAGGTTCAACGATCTCGTCTTCATAGTCGTTTGTTGTTTCTTCACCTTGACCATCGACTTGGTCTATAATGTCTAAAAGACTTCTGATAAATTCGGTTGCTCTCATATTTATATTTATGCACAGATGTAGGAAGACGGTCTTAGGACCGTCTTATTTTACTTAATATCTAGTGGACTTTGCTTGCTAACCACGATACAGAAGTACTTTTCTTTCACTGTTTTAGTCTCACCGTTCTCGATAATATTCAGGTCAAAATCTACGTCATTGAAT